GACGTCGACATCCACGACCCGGCCCACGAACGCGACGCCCCGCCCCAGGACACCGCCGACCGGTGGGATGACCCCGACACCAACGACGGCATCGTCTTCGCCGACGAACGCGAGTACACTGGCGACTGACCAGCCCTGCGACCGGTCCTTCCCGAGCACCCCGGCCACCACGGCCGGGGTGCTTCTGTTCGAACACCCGTACGCGTACCCTGTGGATCGACGCGACGTCACCGCCCGCGACGGGCACCCCACAGAGGCAGGAAGGTCCGCGATGGCCACCAGCACGGTACAGCCAGGCTTGCAGGCGGTCTTCGCCTCGCCCTACACCCCCATCGGCACCATCAACGGCACCCCGATCTACCGCATCGGCGGCGCCCGCGGCGGCGGTGTCCAGATCGTCGTCGACGACAGCGACGGCGACGACCTCGGCGACGAAGACGACGATGACGACGACGAGGAAGACGAGCCGGAGGCCGACCCCCAGGCGCGGCGCCGCACCACCCGCCGTGGTCAGCCGCAGGACGACGACGGCGAGGCCGACGGGGACGCCGAACCCGACGAACGCGATGCCGTCCTCGGGCGCATGGAAACCGCGCTGCGCAAAGCCAACCGGGAAGCCGCGACCAGGCGCACCTTCGGCAAGAGCATGAAGAAACTCGGCATCGAAGACGGCAACCTGGACTCGTGGCTCATCGAACGCGGCATCGACCCCGAAACCGGCGACCCGATCGGTGACGGCCCCCTCCATCCGGTCGGCGAAGACGAGCAGGGCGACGATCCGGGCGACAGCGGCGACCCGTACGAGGAATACCGGGAGGCCCCCCAGCTCAGCCGTCGCGACCAGCTCAAAGCCGACCGCGCCGTCGTGCAGCAGGTCATGAAGGCCGAACGACGCGGCGAACAGAAGGCCCTGGAGCGGTTGACGCCGATCCTCGCCCAGCAGGCCGCCGAGGCCGCGCTGCGCGCCGCCCACTTCAACGGCGACGCCGAAAAGCTGGCCATGGCGCTGCGGTTCATCGACCCGGCACAGATCGACGTCGAAATCGACGACGAAGGCTACGACGTCGTCGGCATCGACGAGCAGGTTGCCGAACTCCAGGAACAGTTCCCGGAACTCTTCCGCACCAAGGAGACCCCGGCGCGCCGGGCATCGCGCGCCGCCGGTGCCGGCGGCCGGGCGCGGGGTGCCCGCGACGTCGACGGCGGTGACCGCGGCCGGCAGCCGCAGGCGCCGCGGACCTGGGCGGAGAAGATGGCCGACCAGCTTGCCAAAGGCCGCTGACCACGGCCGGTGCGGTATCGTCAGCCGACACTGTTCGATCAAGCAGGAAGAGGGGCACGCCGTGACATTCAGCCTGGCAGACGCCAAGATGATCATCGGCGGGCTTGCTGCGGTCGAACGCATCGAATCCAAGATCAACGAACTGGGAGTACTCATGGCGACCGCCGCTGAGCAGATCGACGCCCTGTCCACGAAGGTCGACGCCCTCGGCGCGACGACCGCCGACATCCTCGCCGACTTCCGGGCCTTCCGTGACGCGATGACCGCCGAGCGGGAGAACCTGACCACGGCGGGTCAGGCCGCCCTCGACGCGGCCAACGCCAAGGTCGACACCGCGACCGCGAGCCTGCACGACCTCGACGTCGAGGTCGGCGACGCCGACGGCTCCGACACGCCGCCGCCCGCGCCGGTCGAGCCGCCCGCCGAACCGGTACTCTGACCACAGCGCCACCGGCACAAACCCGCAACCCCGGTCACCCCCGTGGACCGGGGTTGCGTCATGTCTTGACCGGCACGCCCCTTGGCTGCTATGGAACACCCGTGCTATCTTGCTGATCAAGTAGCACGTGCCACGCCACGCCCGCGACGGGCCACCGTGGTCAGCCTGCCGCTTCGCTCGCGACGAGCAATCGAAATCCACCGATTGTGCGCGAGCGAAGGGAATTCACATGCAGCGCACCAACGCCCGCGTTGTCGTCGAGGCGCAGGACGACCGAGACCACCTCCTGAAGTCCGGCATCATCGGCTTCACCCGTTCCGGCGACCCGGTCTACGCCGCCGGTGGTGGCACCAACCAGGACGTCAGCATCTGGATCCCGATCGAGTACGACTCGAACGTCATCCAGCGCGTCCTCACCGAATCCGTCATCGAGTCGCAGGCCCGCCGGGTCATCATGTCCAGCAAGACGAAGTCGATCCCGCGTTCCGCGGGGATCACCGTCAGCGCGGGCACCACCTACGTGTCGGACACCTCGACCAACGACGACATCACGCTGACCGCGCGCCGGTTCATCGCCCGGGTCACCATCGACGAGGACGACCTTGCCGACGCCAACACCCGCGTCGACGTCCTCGGCACGAAGGCTCTCGACTGGGCGATCTCCTACGCCGACGTCTTCGACAACGCCTGTCTCGGCGTCACCGCCGTGGAAACCGGCGGCGCTGTCGCCCCGTTCACCTCCGCCTACAAGCGGCTGCGCACCACCAACTCGGCGACCAGCTACACCGCGGACGCCAACTACGCGCAGTGGGACGACGACCTCATCTCGATCCCGACGACCCCGGCCGGCACGTCGCTCTACGAGAAGCTGTCGTACACGTTCAAGCAGGTCGAAACCGGGAAGTACTGGAACAACACCGACATGATCGTCATCGCCGCCCCGGGTTGGCGTGACGCGCTGCGCCTGTGCGTCGACGCGCAGGGCCGCCCCGTCTTCCAGGCCGGCACCGGCGCCCGGTCCGGCGACCGTCCCGGCAACGGCACCCCCGACGAGCTCTTCCAGACGCCGATCCACTGGTCGCGTGGCTGCAAGACGTCGGCGAGCAACAGCGGCAGCCCGGCCGGCAACGACCTGCTGTACTACGTCAACAAGCGCCACCTGGCGCGCGGTGACCGGTCCGGCCCGGAGACGTTGACCGACGACGCCCGCGCGCAGGACGACACCGACGACTACGCGATGAAGTTCCGGACCCGCCGCGCCTTCCAGCTCACCCACGAGAAGGCCGCCGCCGTCCTGGAGCGGATCACCGACTAGTAACCCGGCCCGGGGCGACCCGAAGGCCACAGCGAAGGAAAGGGAACCGGCGGCGGGCCAATGAGCCGCCGCCGGTTCTTCACATCCGGGGGAATCAGGGAGGGGTGGGGGCGGGAGGTGTCATGGTTGCCATTCAGCAGGACATCGTCATCGACCGACGCGGAACCTTCGAGCTGCCGGTCATCTGCTACGACCGCGACCCCGACACCCTGCAACTGGTGATCCGCGACCTGGCCGGCTGGACGGGCGCCATGCAGATCCGGGCGACCGCCGACGACACTACCGTCCTCGGGGAGGCCACCGTCGACATCGACGTGGCCACCGGGGTGGTCACCGCAACCATCGACGACATCGACACCGCCGCATATGTGTGGCGGTCCGGGGTCTACGACCTGGTCATCACCGACGGGGTCTCCACCGATTACCTGGTCGAAGGTTCGGCCCGGGTCCGCCGCAGCATCACCGTCCCGTAAGGAGCAGGCATGACCGACACCCCCCGGGACGTGCGCCACGGCACCCCGATCGACCTGGAGAAACTGCGCAGCCTTTCTGTCGGCCACCGCACCCGCAACCGGGTCGTCGAAGGCCGCCGCGCCGACGGCGTCCGTGTCAAGGCGACCACCGACGAGCTCAACAACACCGTGACCGAGCACGCCAGCAAGGACGACCGGGTCGACGTCACCATCCGGCCGGAAACCGTGCGACTGAAGATGGGAATGCGTCCATGAGCGACCGCCCCACCGCCGAAGAGCGGATCGCCGACCCGCTCTCCCATTTCCCCTACAGGCATGCTGCCGCCCGGCGCGCCGTCACCTCCGAAGCCGAAGAGGCGATCGTCGATGCGACAGCCGTCTACGTCGCTGCCCAGGAGGCATGGTTGCGCGAGCCGTCGGCCGAGTCGAAGGCCGCCCACCGGGAGGCCGCCGACATCGTCGTGACCACCCGGCAGGCGCACCGCGCCGAACGCGAACGCGAATGGCTCCGCGCGCTGCTGGAGCTGGCGGAGGCCGGCACCCCGCTGAAGGCCTCCGAGGCCGCCCTGCTGCGCGAGCTCGCCGGACGCTACGGCGCCGAGCTGCCCGCAGAGATCGCCGTGGACGACGAGGCGGCCCCGGCCGCGGACCCGGAGGCCTGATCATGACTGTTTCTGTCTCCGGCATCTACGTCGCCAACATGATCGACGTGTTCGACGCCACCCAGCTTGCCATCGACCTGTCGCTGACCACGCACAAGGTGGCGTTGCTCAGCAACGCGGCGACCCCGAACTTTTCCACCGATGCCAGCTGGTCGAGCACCAACGAGGTGTCCGGGACCGGCTGGGCCACCGGCGGTGTCGCCCTGTCGGCGATCGCTGCGGGCGCCACCTCGGCGGCCCCGACGAACACCGAATCGCCGACCGGCACCCAGATGTACGACATGGCCGATTTCTCGGTCGCCAGCACCACACTGACCAGCGCGGTCGCCTACCGGCTGTACGCCGATGCGCTGACCACGCCGACCGCCGACGCGCTGATCGTGCTCGTCTACTTCGGCGGCACCGCCTACAGCACCAACGCCGGCACCTTCGCCGTCCAGCACGCGGCCACCGGTGTGATGACCGTCGACTGGACGCCATAACCGCCCAAATCCACCCTAATCGGCTGAGCGCGCCGGGCTGAGGTCCGGCGCCCGGCCAGCGCCGGAACCCGGGGAGGTGGGCGGCCTTGAGCGGTAGCTATGCGGTCGGCACCAACTCGGTCAACTTCGCCGTAGGCGGCACCGGTGCGGCCGGCACCGGCGCCTACACGATCGCCGCGCTCGTCCAACCGGCCAGCGGCAACAACAATGCCGGCTTCATCGGCCTCTACGCCACCGCCACCCTGACCCGGGCCCTGTTCGAAGATTCGCTGCTGCTGTTCGGCAACAACGACTTCTCCTCCGGATTCGGTCCCGGCGGCGGCAACATGACCCAGGACACCTGGTACATCGTTGTCGAAAGCAAGGCCGCCGGCAGCAACACGTACCGATTCCACATCTGGGCCTACGACGCGGGCGGGGCCGGCTCGTTCTCGCACGGCGTGAGCACCGGCGCCGCCAACCAGGGCGACGGCTCCACCATCACGCAGATCCGGTTGGGCGCCAACGCCGTCTCCAGCAACGGTCTCATCGCCGTCGGGGCCGTCTGGAACCGGGTCCTGTCGGACGCCGAAGTCGACTCGATGAAGTCGGCGAACCTCGCCACCTGGAAGAATGTCTCTGGCGGGGCGCCGACCGCATTGATTTCCCTGGAAAACTGGAACGGTTCCACCGGGGGCACCGACCTGGTCGGCACCTCGACCCAGTCGAGTGTCACCGGCACCGTGTCCACCGGGGCGAACCCGCCCTCGTTCAACTTTTCCATCGGCGGCACCGACGCCACCGTAAGCGCCTCTGTCGTCGCCGCGATCGCCGCCGTCCCCGCACCCACCGTCAAGACCGGGTCAACGGTCACCGGCGCCGTGGTGGCCGCCGTGGCTGCCGTCCCGGCGCCCACCGTCAAGACCGGCAGCACGGTGAACACCGCCACGGTGGCCGCTGTCGCTGCCGTGCCGGCCCCGACGGTGTCCGCCGGCTCAAGCCTCACCACGGCCACCGTTGCTGCGGTCGCCGCCGTCGGTGCTCCCACCGTCACCATCTCCAGCATCATCACCGCCGTCACCGTCGCCGCGGTCGCCGCCGTGCCGGCCCCGACGGTGAAAACCGGGAGCACCGTCACCGCTGCCGTTGTCGCCGCGGTCGCCGCCGTCCCCGCGCCGAGCCTGTCCACCGGGTCCGTGGTCAGCGCGGTGACCGTCGCCGCCGTTGCGGCCGTCCCGGCGCCCAGCGTGTCCGCCGGGGGCAACGCCACCGTCAACGCCTCCACCGTCGCGGTGTTCGCCGCCGTCGGTGCAGCCATCGTCTCGGCCGGCTCCACGGTCACTGCCGCGATGGTGGCCGCTGTCGCCGCCATGCCGACGCCGACAGCCGGCGCCGGATCCACGGCCAGCCCGGCCACCGTCGGCGCCGTCGCCGCGATCGGCAGCGTCACCGTCACCACCACCGGCGGCACCACCGTCGTCACTGTCACGGTCATGGCAACCGCCCGGGTCGGTGCCGTCACCGTCACCGTCGCCGCAACCCGCAGGGTGCCGCTGCTCGTGCACATCCGGGAGGCCCCGACGGCCCACATCCGGGAAGCCCCGCTGGTGCATGTCAGCGACTGAGCGCAGCGACGTTCGCACAACTGTTCGGTACGATCACCGGGAAAGGGAGGCATCCATGACCAGCAGCACCCCGACCAGCCCGTCAGAGGCGGACCTGAACCCGAACCCTGACGAGATCGTGCCCGACTACAGCCGGATCGGCTTCAAGGACCTGCGCGCACTATGCAAGCTGCGCGAAATCCCCGCCGACGGCAACGGCCCGGCCCTCATCGAAAAGCTGAAAGCTTTCGACGCCCAGCACGGCCTTGCCGTCGACACAACGGTGCCGGAGGGTGCCGGGAACGACGACGAGATCGACCTGCTCGCCGACGAGGATGAGACGCCCGGAACGTCCACCCCGGCACCCGAGTCCGAGTCTGAGCCCGAACCTGCGCGCGAGCTCGCGCCCGTGGCCACCGAACCCGGCTGCCTACACCCGCTGTGCATCCTCGACCATCCGCATGCCGGCCCGGCAGTCCTGGCAGTACCGCCGACCCCGCCAGCCCCGCTTGAGACCCCGGCCGAGACTCCGCCCGGCGGCGTGGCGGAGGTTGCCTCCCCCTCCCCGTCGCCGGGCGGCCCGGCAGGGGTCACCGCAGATGCCCGCACATTCCGGTCCACGTTCGTCATCGGCCGGCACGACATCACCGACGACGACCACTTCCGCATGATCGCCGACACCCATGCTGCCGCCGCCGCCGCCGGGCTGCAGACGAAGGGCGGCATCACCGTCGGCAGCCGGATCGGCTACAGCGTCGACGGCAACGGACAGCGCACCACCACCTACGAAGTCCTGCTGCGAAGGATGCTGCGATGAGCTGGGCCACCATGGATGACGTCGTCGCCATCACCGGCCGGGAATCGACGGTCGAAAACCTCACCCTGGCACACACCATGGTCGAAATCATCGGCGGGGCGTCGCCGACGGCGAGCGACGACGACCTCATCGCATCCAGCAACCTGCGGCGCCTGCAGCAGGCGACCGCCTTCCAGGCCGTGTGGCTCGACGACCACCCCGACGTGCTCACCTCGATGGACGTCGAGGGCATCTCCCAGGACGGACTCAACGCGCAGTACGCCAGCCGCTACGCACATCTGATGGCGCCGATGGCCACCCTGTGCATCAACCGCCTGTCGTGGAAGAAAGGCCCGATCCGGATCGGCCGGAACCGCCGCTGGGTCATCGACCGCGGCAACCGCGACTCCGCCGTCCGCGACGACCAGTACGAGTGGACCCCGATGCCGTTCGGATCGACACCCCGATGACATACTTCCTGGCCACGACGACGGCGACGATCCTGCGCGGCACCGCCGTCAACCGGTTCGGCGACGAGATCGACACCGACACCGTTGTGCAGACCCGGGTGCCGGTGTCGATCCTGCCGGGTGCGGCGCGCGGCGCCCGGCCGGCCTCCGGACGCAGGGACACGCCACGCCCCTATGTGCTGCGCATTTCCGGCGCCGTCACCATCCAGCAGGACGACCGGATCCGCGACGAGCGCACCGGCTGGATGTTCGCGGTCACCACCCTCGACGACCTGACCCCGAATCAGGTCGGGCATGGTGTTACCCGAGCCGATCTCCAACGTGTATCCTGACCTCAGTTTTCGGACATATGTTCGAAAGTGTCACATGGTGTGACAGTCGGGCCGACCGGCTGGCAGGACCCGTGAACCCCGCGGGCTGACCGCAACCCGCCGAGGGGGTGGTGAACAGTGGCACGCTCGCATATCCGGCGAAACCCGGAATTCGATGCCTGGTTCACCGTCCATGTCGGCGCACAGGTCAAGGCCGTTACCGAAGAGGTCGCGCTCGACTGCATCGCACACTGCCCGATCGGCTTCGGCGACCTCGTCGAGTCGATCCACACCCGCTACCCCGGCAAGCTGCGCGGCATCGTCATCGTCGGCACCGACCATTGGGCGGACGTCGAATACGGCACCGCCCCGCACTGGATCAACAGTCACGGCACCTGGTCACTGCACAACCCGGAGACCGGCCAGTACTTCGGCCGCCGCGTCTGGCATCCCGGCACACATTCACAGCCGTTTATGCGCACCGCGCTCTACAAGCGCCGCCGGCTGGTGAAGCTGTGACCGTCACCCCACTGCCGCTGAAAGCGAACGCCGAGCTGACCACGGCCGCCTATGTGCGCGCCATCGTCGCCGCCTACGACACCGCCGTGGGCGCCGTGCTACAGGGCCCCGACCCCTCCGGTGTCGTGCAGTGGGGGCCGACCGGCTTCGTGCAGTTCACCACCGTCGGCGACCCCATCGACATGTACGTGCCGGTCCGCCACTCCGTGGTCAGCCTCGACATCTGGGCCGTCAACACCGGCAGCAGCAAGAAGCCGCCGTGGAACCTGGCCTACAGCATCGCCGAGACGATCATCGCAGCACAATATGATCTTGCGGTCATCGGCGCCGGGGACACGCACGCCGTGGTCAGCCTGCCGTCCGGCTATCCGAACGCCCGGGTGGCCGGGTTCGTGATGCGCAACGGCCCGATGCGCCGGCCCAGCGACCAGGCGGATTTTGCGCACCTCGGCATGGAAGCGGAAATTTCGTGGCACGGACTATAACGCCCGAATCGGACAAGGGAGACAAATGACCAACGGTGCCGCATATCAGGTGATTCAGGGCGCTGGTCGAATGTACACCAGCACCTTCAGCCTGACCGCCGCCAACGAACCCGGCCTGACCGCCATCAACAGCGTGCCGCAGTCGTCCGCCTGGACATACACGGGTTTCACCTCCGACGGCATCACCGTCACGATCGCCCAGGCGTTCTCGGAGATGCGCGTCGACCAGCTCGCCGACCGGGTCGGCACGAAGATGGTCACCCGTGAGCTCACGCTCAAGGCCAACCTGGCTGAGGCGACCCTGGAAAACTTCACCCTCGGCCTCAACTCCGGCACCATCACCACCGCGGCCGGCCCGGCCGCCTACAAGCAGTACGAGCCGGTGTACGACGGCACCGAGCTCCAGCCGACATACATCGCCGTCCTGTTCGACGGCTACGCCCCGGCGAACTCGGCGGGTGTCGTGAAGCGGCGCCGCATCCTCATCCGCAAGGCCATCTCGACCGAAAACGTCGAACTGGCATACAAGAAGGACGCCCTGACCCTGGTCCCGGTGACCTTCACCAGCCACTACATCTCCGACACCGTCGCACCGTTCCGGTTCGTCGACGAGAGCTGACCCGGCCGGCTGCGCTGGCAGGGCTGACAGGGTCGCACGAGATCTGATCGAACGCTCAACCAACAGGGAGGCACCCCATCATGGCAGGCACCACGGCAGCGAAGCGGGCCCCGGCGAAGCGGACGGCGAAGGCCGCCCCGCGGCCCGACCCGGCGGAGCAGGAACCGCCGGAGCTCCGCGATTTCTACGACCAGGTCGACGCCCTCGACGAGGAAACCGAAGACGTCAGCCTGGACATGTCCAGCCGCAAGGGCAAGGAACGGGAGGAGGTCCGGGAGAAGCTGTTCAGCATCGACGGTGTTGACTACCTCATCCCGAAAGAGTTCGGCCCGAACCTGTCGCTTGTCTTCATCGACGCCATCGGCCGGGTCGGCGAAGACGTCGCCATCGGCCGGGTCATGCGGGTCGCGCTCGGCAAAGCCGGCTGGGAGGCGTTGCAGGAGTTCGAAGACCTGCAGCCGCTGCAGCTCAAGAAGATCATGAGTATCGTCATGCGCAAGATCATGGGTGCGATCGAGGCCGAGAAGGGAAAATAGCCGCCCGGATTCAACAGATCGCCTGGGTACGCAATCACATAGGCGACATTGAATCCGATATGAGTGCCATCCATCGCATCGACGACATCTGGTCCATGAACGCGGAACGGTTCTACCGGCTGGCCTACCGGCTTCCCGCCTACCAGGGGGTACTCCGGATGATCGCCGAAAACCAGGCCAACGAAGAGCACCGACGCAACGGCGGACCGGTCACCGCGCTCCCCGGCGGCGCCGCCCTGCCAGGCATGGAAGACCTGTTCGAGTACGCCACAGACTGAGGCGCTGACCACGGAGGAGGGGGCACGGTGGCACGGTTCGAGATCGCCGAAGGCTATCTGCAGATCGACGCCGAAACCAGTGCGGCCCTCGCCGACGTCAAGAAGTTCTTCGCCGAAGTCGACAGCGACCTGAAAGGCACCGAAAAGGACTTCGCCCGCTCCGGCGACAAATCCGGTAAAAACTTCGCCAGCGCCAGCGCCAACGCCGCGAAAGGCAACAAAGCCTTTCAGGCCCTCATGGGTGACGTCCTGTCCGACGTCGAAAAAGAATTCGAGCACGGCGGGGAACATTCCGGCGAAAAGTTCTCGAAGGCGATCACCGAGTCGGTGCGGCGGCACAGCAAGACGACCGGTAAAGGCCTCCTCGACGACCTGCTGCCCGGCGACATCGGCGGCGGCCGGAGTTTCTTCGCCAGCCTCACCTCTGGCGCCTCCCGGTTTTTCGCCAGCTTCGCCCGCGGCCTGTCCCGGATCTTCGGCGGCGGCAACGGCAGCCGCGGATTCTTCGGCATGCTGATCGCCGGGGCGGGCGACTTTTTCAGTAAGTTCGCCAGCGGCCTTTCTGACGCCATCTCCTCCGGCGCCAAGCAGTTGCAGCAGCTCGGGGAATCGCTGTCCGGTGTCTTCGAGAAGATCGGCAGCGTCGGCGGCGGTATCGGCAGCGTTGCCATGATCGGCGCCTGGGCGATCCTGATTCCCGTCGTCCTCGGCCTCGCCGGGGCGCTGGTCCAGCTGTCCGCGGCCCTGTTTGCCCTGCCGGCCGCCGTCGCCGTCCTGCTCGCCGTCATCGCCCCCCTCATGATCGCCCTGCACGGCTTCGGCGAGGCGATCAGCGCAGGCCTGTCCGGCGACGTCAACAAATTCAACGAAGCCTTGAAGAAACTGGCGCCGAACGCGCAAAAGGTGGCGAAAGAATTTGTCGGCCTCGCGCCGATCCTGAAACAGATCAAGACCTCGGTCCAGGATGCGTTCTTCGGCCCGCTCGTCGGGCATGTCGCCCAGCTCGGTAGTACGTTGCTGCCCGTCCTGTCGGTCGGGCTGTCCCACGTCGCCGGGGCGCTGGGCCGGATCGCCGCCGCGTTCGTCGACCTGCTGTCCTCCCCTGCCGCGGTCAAAGGCATCAACGAAGTCTTCATGACGACGGAACGCATCCTCGACCGGATGGGCCCGTCGTTGATCAAACTGTTCGACGGCATCGGCCGCCTCGTCGAGGCCGGCCTGCCATGGGTGGAGAAGTTTTTCGGCGTCATCGGCGACGCCCTCGGCAGCCTCGGCGGCTGGCTGACCCAAATCACCCAGGATGGCAGCCTGAACAGCTGGCTTGCCCGCGCCTGGGACATCGGCAAAAAGCTGTGGGATGTCCTGAAAGGCCTCGGAGAATTTGCCTTCCTGTTGCTGAACTCGCTCGGCGACGAAGGCACCGACACGCTCAAAGGCATGGGCGATGCACTGAAGAACATCAATAAGTATCTGCAGTCGAAGGAGGGCCTGGAAACCCTGCACAACCTCGGTGTGCTCGTCCACTGGGCCGGCAACGCCCTCGTCTTCCTCATGGACAACACCGTCGTGGCCTGGCGCGCGCTGAACGTCCTCTTCGACTTCATCCGCGGAATCGGACCGTTCTTCAGTGCACTCGGACACGACATCGCCGACATTGCCCGCGCCATCGGGCACTGGTTCGCCGAGATCGGCCGGACCGTCTGGGGTGCACTCGTCACCGCCACGAAAGCCGTCGGGGACTTCTTTGCCGCGATCGGCAACTGGTTCGTCGGCGTATGGAATGCCGTGGTCAAGATCGGCGGGCAGATCATCGACTGGTTTGCGGCCCTGCCCGGCCGGATCTGGGACTGGCTGCAGACACTGCCCGGCATGCTCAAAGACGCCTGGATGCAGATGTATGACGAGGTGCTGTTCCAGACCGGCCGCCTCGCCGGCATCCTTGTCAAATTCTTCGTCACCGACTTCCCCGGCTGGATCCGTGACGGCTGGGCCTGGGCGGTCAGCTACGTCGAAGAGGGTGCGAAACGCACCTGGGACCGGATCACCGCACTTCCCGGCCAGATCTGGCAGGCCCTGACCGACCTCGGCAACCTGATCAAAAACACGTTCATGGACGCCTGGAATTGGGCGGTCGCCTACGTCGAGGAAGGCGCGACCAAAACCTGGAACCGGATCACCGCCCTCCCCGGCCAGATCTGGGGCGCACTGAAAGACATCGCATCGATGATCGGCAACTTCTTTGCGGATGCCTGGCGGCAGGCGAAAGACTTCACAATCAACGGCATCAAGGCCCTGATGGACTTCGTCTACGGCCTGCCCGGCAAGGTCAGTGGCGCGCTCAGCGGCGCCAAGAACTGGCTTGTCGAAGTCGGCCGCGACGTCATCCGCGGCCTCGCCGACGGCATCGCCGACATGCTCGACTGGGTTGTGGAACGGGCGAAAGACGTAGCCCGGAGGATCAAAGACGGCTTCACCAGCGTCTTCGACAGCCACTCCCCGTCGCAGGCGATGCGTCGCGACGTCGGGCGCACCCTGCTGCCCGGCATCAAGCTCGGCATGGACGACACCATGCCCGACATGCAGAAATACCTCGGCGTCACCGGACGGATGATCATCGACGGTCTCAGCCCGACGGTGAACGTCGCCGCCCCCAACGTGTCCGTCGGCGGCACCACACTCATCGCCGACCTCGGCGAAGGCATCCGCCAGGTGGTGCCGGTCACCATCATGCGCAACCCGACGACGGTTGCCGCCGCCACCGATGAGGGCCGTCGCCGCCGCGGCTGGGTGTACAGCCCGCGGGCGAAGTCGTGACCGGCCGCCGGACCAACGCTGACCACGGCAGGCCTGGAGGCGCGCGGTGACCGACACCAACATCTATTTCGGCCGGCCTGGAAGCCTGTTCACGATCCCACATCCGAAAGGCGAATTCGGGGCCTCCCGGCAACGCCTCCTCGACGTCTTCGAGCTCGGCGCCGGGGGTGCACGCATCGATCAGATGGTCGGCGGCTCCCGGGTCTACGTCATCCCCTACGAAGGTATGCCGCGCACCACGTGGGCGCTGCTGCAGGCGTTCGCCGACGGCCATGAAGGCCCCGGCCCGTTCGCGCTGCTCGACCCCGGCCAGCGCAACATGTTGCCCGCCAACGTGTCCGCGGCAACCTCCGTCACCAACGGTGTCGACAACTTCTCGATCGCCGGATCCGGCTGTGTCATCGCGAGCAGCGCGCTGTACACCGACGCCGGCCCACGTTCGGCCGCCTGGACGTTCAACAACGGCTTCCCGACGACCGGTGCCGCGCTCAGCGTCGACTGGCCGTCCTCGACGTTCCGCTACGGCGTCCCCGTGGTCAGCGGCAGGGCTCTCACATTCTCCTGCTATGTGCGCGGCGGCGGCACCGACGCGATCGTCACCTACACGCCGCGGATCTTCTGGCGGGACGCCTCCGGGGTTCTCACCGGCACCGCCACATCCGGCACACCGGTGGCCAGCGCCTCCGGGGCGTTCGCACAGATGTTCGCCACGGCGACACCCCCGGCGGGGGCGGTCTACGCCGACATGGACATCCGCTACACGTCCGGGGTGTCGGCCGGCTCCGTCGGCTACTTCCGGCGTTTCATGCTCAACGAAGGCAGCACCCCGGACACCGCCTGGATGCCGGGTACCGGCGTCTGGCCGGTCAAGGTCATCGGTCTCGAGGAATCGTGGCTGGGCCGCTTCCCCGACTACCGCACCGGGGTCGGTTTCGCCGTCCGCGAAGACACGAGCTGAAGGGGGCGGGCCGTGCAGGATGCCAGCATCAACTTCGGACTCGCCGCCACCGGCGCCGACCGGGCGTGGATGCCGACCCGGATCCGCACCGACTGGGACGGCATCGGCTACGCCGGGGACCGCACCATCGACGACCTCGGCTCACAGGCCGGGGCGTGGGCGGTCACCCATCACCTCGACGACGGCCTGCCCGACGAGGTGTCGTTCGTCGCCGGGCTCGGCACCCCGGAGCTCACCGCCGCCCTGGCCGGCCGCGGGCCGCTGCCCGTCCCGGCATCGTTCACCGCATCATGGTCGACGTCGACGGCGAACCCGGGCGCGGGCAGCGCCGCCACCGCGAGCGTCGTGGTGCCGGCCGGGCTTGCCGTCGGCGAATGGGTGTTCTTCGTCGTCTCGATCAACCTGAACACGCCGACGATCAGCACCACCGCCACCGACCTCGCGATCGTGGCCGGCCCGACCGTCGACGGCGTCACCGTGCAGACCGTCGTCTACGCCCGGGAGGTCAACGCCGCCTTCGCCGCCGCGGGCGGCACCTACACGTTCGCCTGGACGGCGGCCACCCACTACACGATCGTCGCCGCCTCCGTCGGCGCCCGCGACGGCCTCGGCGACGTGGTACGCATGGCGTTCGTCGACGCCGACCAGACCGGGGAACCCGGGGCCGGCGTCACCAGCCACACCACCCCGAACGTGGCCAGCGATGCGGCATCCAACGCCGTCATCACCTTCTGGTGCCGGGGCACCACCGCCGTGGCAACCTGGACGCTGCCGGCCGGGGATACGAAGGTCATCGAGGCGGTCGGCGCCTCCGGCAGCGGCGACAACGTCGACGTCGCCATCGGCATCACCGACACGCCGGCCGCCGCCGGCAGCTTCACCCGGACCGCGACAACAACCTCGACCAGCAACGCCACCATGGGCATCGCCGTCTTCGCGATCCGGACCGGTGCCAGCATGTCGGCGCGCGCCTACTTTTCGCCGCTGCGCACCGACTCGCCGATCTACGGCATCCCCCGCGACATCAGCGACGTCACCCTCGACGTCGGACTCGTCACCGACTCCGGCCCCGAATATGTCCGGCTGTTCACCGGGCAGATGGTCGACCTTCCCGTCCCCGGCCAGCAGGCCGCCCTGTCGGCGATTTCGCAGCAACGCCTGAAATTGTCGGCGCTGGTGCAGGCACCCGCCGTTGCCGGCCGCTACGAGGGTGCCCGCGCCGACTGGGTCATCTCCTACGCCCTCGCCGCCTCCCAGGTGTATCTGTCGCCGCCGCCGCAGCCCGGCTGCCGGCTGTGGATGCCGATGCACGGCTCCATTCACGCCTTCCTGCCCAGCGACAACGGCCCCCTCGTCAGTCCCCTGTTCTATGGGCCCGGCGGTGTCGGACAGGACGATCAGACGTTCCGGACCGGGCCATACCATCTGGGCGCCAACTTCGGCTACAGCAACGCCGCCGGCACCATTTCGTCGATGGCCAACAACGGCAACAACCCGCCCCGGTTCGCCGACGGCGACCCGATGGTCAGCCAGGACGGGCTCCGCGGCAAAGCCGAAATGTGGATCTTCGGCCATGAGCTGGCCTGGAACCAGGCCCCGGCGGTCAGTGCCAGTCTGGTCCCCGGGTTCCGGTTCGACCAGGACAACGCCAACGGCACCTTCATCCGGGTCGGCATGAACCGCAACGGCGTCGACACCGCCCGGCCCTGGATCTGGATCAACGACGGGACCACCAACAACGTCTTCTACTATGCGACCGCGATCCCCAATGATGGGCAGTGGCACAAGCTCGGCTACGCCTGGGACCTCCAGGCCGGCAACTGCAAACGATGGATCAACGTCGATGGTGTCGTGTCGACCGACAACACCTCGTTCGCGCCGTCCGGGTTCCCGGCGACAGTCGCCTACAACCCGGCCAGCCCCGGCATCCAGGCGCAGTGGCCGATCGCCGAACTGCAGATCACCGCGGGCGCCTACGCGAACCCGGACAACCATCCGTGGCTGTTCGACATCGCCTTCGCCCCCGACGTCAAGATGACCCCGTCGCTGATCAACCTCGTCAATGTGGCGATGACCCAGCCGCAGGAGGCGTGGGCGCTGATCGGCGCCTACGCGCAGGCGGAGCAGGCGATGCTACGCCCCGACGAACAGGACGTGATCAACTATCTGGGCCCGGCGCACTGGGTGAAGGCGGCACAGCAGGTCATCGTCGACCGGTACGACACCGGCACCAACGCCGCGCCCATTCCCGTCTTCCAGGACCCGACGAAGATCCGCAACTCGGTCCGGGTGACATACGGCCTGGCGCAGTCCTCGACGCGGTTCATCATCGTCGGCACCCTGTCCAGCGAGCTGCCGTTCCCGCCGGGGGCAACGACATTCGTACTGCCGCTGACCACGGCGGGGGTCGAGCTCCGCGGCATGACGATCGCCGTCAACGATGGCACCGGCACGCAGCCAACGGACACCAACTACATCACGCTGAATACGTCGGTGGACGGCACCGGCTCCTACGCCACAGCCACACAGGCAACCGCCAACGTCCTGTCCTGGCATCCCGGCGCCGCTCTCATCGAGATCAACAACCTGACCAGCGCTAATCTCTACGTCGCCAACAACAACAACTGGCCCGGTTTGGCGATCGCCGCGAAACCGCACTATGTGACCTCGACCTTCGTGCTCGACAGCGACGACGCCAGCATCCTGGAGCGTGGCGAACGATCCTTGGCGATCACCTCCGATGTTGTCCAGCGGGAGGTCGACGCCCGCCGGCTGGCCCGGAACCTGAAAACCAACCTGATGCGCCCCACCGTGATCATCGGCGACAGCACCCGCGGCATCCCGCTCGCCGGGGACCCCCGCCGGCAGCCCGGCGACCTCGTCACCGTCCACGACGCCGAAACCGGCATCGACGACGGCCTGTGGCGGGTGCAGAGCATCGAACACGCCGGGGACGGCGCGAAGTTCCGACAGTCCGCCGTGGTCAGACGCACCCTGCCCATCATGGTCATCGGTGCGGGCCTGATCGGCCGCACCATCATCGGACCCGACAGCACCATCACAGATCCGGAGCTGGGACTATGACCGCAACCTACCCGATCGTCACCCTCGGTGACGGCACTGTTTCCGATGCGGCCTGGTTCGCCAACATCACCGACTCGGCCAACGATCACGAGACCCGGCTGTCGGCCGCCGAGGCGACGATCGCCACATCCTCAGCCTCCAACGTCGACCCGACGACGACACGGACCACCACCAGCACCAGCTTCACGACGACGCTGACCGCGGCGCAGATCTGCGGGGTGGCGTTCACCGCGCCGACATCGGGCAAGGTGCTGATCACATGGCGGTGCACGCTGGCGAACTCGGCCAACAACTACACCGCATGCTCATTCGGCATCGCCACCGGCAGTGTCGTCGGTTCCGGGGTCGCATTCCTGGCGCCCGACGACGCCCGGACCGTATCCACCGACAGCAGCACCTTCGAAGGCCAGGGTGCCAGCGAATACGTCAGCGGCCTGACCTCCGGCAACGCCTACAATGTCGCCCTGTACCACCGGGTCGTCGCCGGCACCGGCTCATTCGTCCGGCGCACCGCAACAGTGATCCCCCTTCTGGCCTGATCTTTCCCCCGCGCACCGCACCAGGGAGGCATACGCATGTGGCAGCGGCTTGACGACGAACATGGAAAACGGGTCGAGGCGGAACCCCTCGGCCACGGCACCGTGCTGGCCGGTGTCGACGACCCGCGCGACGGGACACCGGTGACGATGCAGCGATGGCGGCACACCGACGGCCGGCTTGCCGTGCACGTCTCGGATGCGGATCCGGAACTTCTGGAGCTCAGTGCAGGCCGCGACATCATCGCCGAATACGACCTGCCGGGCGTCCTGACCGTTCCGAACCCCGTCGACCCGCTTGACGGCGCCCGCCCGGTCCGGTACGTCGCCGCCAACTTCGAACCCCCGGCGGACAGCGGCAGCGAACCCGACTGCTGGGCCCTGCTCTACGGCTGGTCCTGAGCGTACTGGCCAGCAGGATCCGCAGGCCTTACCCTCAGTACGGATGTTCGAATGATGGGAGGCATGGTCGTGGCGGTCAATCCGGCAGACCCGTACTACCGGGCGGAGACGGTGCCGCCGAGCATCAAGACGCTTGGCGCGCACCTCTGCGCCTTCTACGCCGTCGGTGTCGACAACTTCGGCGACCGCGGCAACCTGGCACACGTCGACGGCTACCACCGGTCCCGGCGCTACAACCAGGTGCACGCCCCCGGCAACTATTCGGTGCAGTTGGCGCTCGACAAGGCCGGTGACGGCAACACGATCCGGGCCTTCGACATCACCCCCGGTGTCTGGGGTTCGGCGGATAACCGGGCCAAGATGATGCAGATGACGAGGCGGATGCGGGTCGCCGCGAAGGCGCACGATCCGCGGATCCGCACGCTGCGGGAGTTTGCCGGCACCGAAGACGGCGTCCACGTCGTCACCATCGACATGCAGACCGGCGCCGACCGCACACCGTTCGACGCAAGCCACCTCGACCACGGCCACGGCAGCATCTTCACCGCCTACGCCGCCGAGGATCACACCGGCATCTTCGAGGTGCTGACCGGCACCGCAGTTCTGAGCACGGAGGAGGATGAACCCATGGCGAACACGTGGACCCAGCCGCTCACCCAGGGCACCCCCGGCTACGCCGGCCAGCAGCGCGACACCGCCCTGGCGTTCACCTGGCAGGCCAGCAACGAGGCCGCCCAGGGCGTGAGCAAACTGCTCGCCGCCGCCGAGGCCGACGAGGTCCGCGACAAGGCGGCCCTGGCCGCGATCCAGGCCCTGGCGACCGCCGGGGGTGTCGACGGGGCGCCGATCGTGGCCGCCGTCAACGCCGTCCGCGACGAGGCGCGCGCGCGGTTCGCCGAGCTCGCCACCGCGGTGCACGACGCCGAGATGCGGGCGACCGCCGCCGAACTGGCGCGCGACGAGCTGGAACGCGAGCTGGCGGCGGCGTACGCGAAGGCGGCCGGCGGCCCGGCCCAGACCCCCGGGTCCGGCAGTGGGTGAGCACTCGGCGTGGGCTCCCCTTCCGCAGAGACATCCCGCTGTTTCTGCTCGGAGCGATCGGCATCGGCTACCAACAGGTGACCGAGCGGTACTACCTGCCGTTGATGGTGCTCTACGGCCTCATGGTCGGGGTGCCGGGACTGGCACAGCTCATCCTGGCGCTACGCGGGTTGGCGGCGCCGGACGAGGACCCGGACAGTGGAACTACCTCTATGCCGTCATCGTCGGGGCCGCTTCCGCAATCGCAGTCCTCTACATCCTCACCCTGATCCTGCAACATCACGGAGGGTAACCCGTGACCCGTCGTCAGCTAGCGTATTTCGCCCTGGTTCAGGCCGTGATGTTCTTTGCGCTCGCTTTCGGCGGATACGGGTACACCAACTACGTCGATCACAAGCGGGTGCAGGGCGAGCGTGCGGCGGCGCTCGAACGCCAACGCCAGTCCGAGATCACCCTCAAGGTCATCTGTGACATGGCGACCGCGCAGGAGGATGTGTTCCGCGACTCAACCGGTCAGATCGGGTTGAAGGCGTTCAACGCCTGGCAGGCCCTGGCCACCCAGTTCCACTGTGAATAGCACACACGTTCGAGGAGGCATCATGTCCGTCCCCGCTCCGGCCGGCTCCCGGCCGCGCCCCGTCCTGCTCTACGGCATGATCAACACCGCCGTGCTCGCCTTCCTCGGCGGCGCCGGTGCCGTCGACCTCATCCCGGTCAAGGTCGTCGCGCTCGTCGCGCTCGCCTGGGCCGTCGTCGGCGGCGCCTGGGCGTTCTACGTCCAGTCGGTCACCACGCCCGTCAGCAGCCCGCAGGACGCCCGCGGCGTGCCGCTGGTGCCACTGGACGCCGTGGATGCCGGCACCGGCGGAACGCCCACCACGACGAGTTGACACATGATGTGTCACACGATAGCCTGAGGCCTTTCACCACCTGGGAGGCCCCATGTCGGACCCCGTTCTGCCGCCGCATGTCGTCGGCGTCGACCTGTCCCTGACCGCCACCGGGCTCGCCTGGCCGGACCACCACACCGACAGCCTGGGCGCCACCGGGCTCACCAATCCGCGGATGTCCCTCGACGAGCGCGTCAGTGGCCTCGACGCCCTCGCCGAACGGCTGTACTACGCCATCACCGGCCGCCGGGCCATCTTCGACCACTGGCTGCCCCGGCTCGTCGTCATCGAAAACCTGCCGACCGGAGGCACCGCGGGTGGCGTGGTCAGCACCGAGAAAGGCTACGTGTGGTGGCGGGTCGTCTACCTGCTCACCGGCCTCGGCATCCCCGTCCTGGACGTCTCACCGGCCACGGGAAAGCTGTACGCCTGCGGCATGGGCAACGCCAACAAGCGCGAGGTCATCGCAGGCATCCAGGAATTCTTCCCCGAGTGGGAGATCCACAAGACGAGCAAGGCCGGCAAGGTGCTGACCACGGTGGACGATAACAAGGCCGACGCCGTACCCCTCATGGCGCTGGGCTGTGAACTGCTCGGGGAACCCCTCGTGGAGCTGCCCGCCAAACACCGCAAGGCCCTCGACAAGCTGGAGCTGCCGCCAGGGGTGCGCCGCCGAATTGACACATGATGTGTCAGTTGATAGTCTGGGGTCTCCACCAGCAAGGAGGCCCCAGTGCAGATCACCATCCCGCTCGACGGCATCGCGTTGCCGATCGTTTCCGCCACCCCCGCCAGGCCCCGCAACGCAGGCCCCCGCATCTGGATCGACTCAAGCAAGCAGGGCGGCCGGTGCACCGTCAAGATCATGTTGACCGGCACCGACATGGATATGATCAACTTGATTGATCAGCTCCACCTCCTAATCCACGATCGGCAGGACATGCCCGCCGTGACCGCCCTGCATGACATGCTCTGCGACCGGACCTCCCTGGTCGCCCGCACGTGGCCCCCGACCCCGGCCGGGCGTTCGCGCGCCGACGAGGACTACCCGCAGGACGGCCGGGACCACGTCCACGGTCCCGCGATCCTGGAGCACCTGCAGCGCAAAGGCACCATCGACTTCCCTGACGACGACCCGCGCGCCGAGATGCTGTACAGCATGGCGGAATACATGCTGACCATCCAGCAGTACCGCGACTGGTCCGCCGCCCGGTACGCCGCACAGGTCCGGGCCGCTGCGGTCGTCGACAACAACGGCGAGAACGACACCTGACCAACACGACAGCACCCCCGGCCGCCTACGCAGGTGACCGGGGGTGCTGTCGTCGGTACGCTGACGGCGGAGGTGATCGACATGCCCGGACGCCAGAAACACGGCCTGCCCAACGGCTTCGTCTCAAAAGCCCAATGGCGCTATTTCTTCGCAAACCCGCGCCTGCGCAAATACGCCAAAAAGGAAGCCCACAAGGTGATAGCCCGATGGGGGAAAGTATCCGGATACCGGGCACTTCCCCGCCGGAAAGGCGTCCGTCGACGCTGAACGTTACCGCCGCCGCCCCACCGGGTACCACCAGGCCATGACCATCCAACTCCTGCTCTGGATCATCGCCACCGTGCTCTTCACCGTCGCGACCTTCGCACCGGCGGCAGGAGCCCCGCGGTTCAACGTGCTCGCCGCGGGGCTTGCCTTCCTCGCCGCCGGCTTCGTCGCCGGGGCCCTCTAAACCTCGTCGTCCGGCTCGACGTCAACCGGCACGGCATGGCGCGGCCCCTCGGCGGGCGGCAGCGGCTCGAACGCCGCCGGAGCATCCTCCAGGGCCGCCGGCACCTGCAGCGGCTCCCAGCTGGACGGCACCTGCAGCGGCTCCCAGCGGGACGGCACCTGCAGCGGCTCCCAGCGGGACGGCAGCGGTGTCAGCGTCGGGCCGTTGGCGACCATGACGGCGGCGTCGGCCGCCATCCGGAACGATTCACGCACCCGCTCCGGCATGTCCCCCCAGCGGTAAGACTCGCCGGCCACGTTCTGCGGATCACCCATCCCCCTCCGCCAGGCCTCATAGGCGGCCTGTCCCGCCAGTTCAAGCTTATGCCGGTCCAGGATCATCGGTGCTCCCCTCGGTCGGTTCCTGCGTCTCGGGCGCCTGCCGCCCCTCGGGCGCCGGCATGCGCTCCGACTTCGAACCGTACCGGCCGTCAGGCTCGTCCGGGCTGTACGGCCGGTCGCGGTGCCACCAGACGTGCGGGCTGTCGATGTGCACCTTGAGCTCGCGGGTCTCGTATTCGTCGTACAGATCCTGTTCCCTGTGGCCGGTGCCGTCCGGCTCGCTGTCGAGGTCATGCGCCGACCGGGGGAACTTCGACACCCCCACCGGCTTGATCATGATGCAGCCCTGATCGAGCACTGTCGAGGTGATGACCGCCGGGGTCCGGTCATAGTAGATCCGGCGGCCGGTGAGCTGCTCCGCGAATGGCCGCGAATCCTGGAAGTCGAGCCCGGAGCAGCCGCCCTCGAAGCTGTTGTCGAGCAGTGCGGACACCTTGCGTTCGATCGCGCGCAGCGTGGCCGGCACGTCCCGGCCGATGTAGCCGCCGTAGACCGGCTGCCGGTTCAGCTTGATCAGCCACTCCCCGCCGGGCTGAATCTCGTCGCGGCCCTTCCAGTCGTTGACCTCGCGCCGGTTGCTGGTGTGCAGCTCGACGTCGACCTGTACCTGGTGGCCGTCGAACTGTGACCAGTGCGTGCCGTCGCCGGACACGTCGGCCCACCACCAGTTCCGGCGATTGCGGTTGAATTCGTCGGGACTGGCCATGGCCAGCTGAGCCGTCTTCGCCGGGCGGGGGAGCCCGTGCCAGCCCATGAACTTCTCCGGGTCGTGCTCGCCGAGCCAGTGATCGATCTGGGCTCGCGTCTGTGCCGGTGTGTCCATGCCGTAGTGGCGGACCTCGGCCAGCAGCCGCCGCGCCTGCTCCAGCATGTACATCCCCCACTCCCGGTCCAGCTCCCGCGGCTCCGACACCTCGGCGTACTGCGGTTTGCCGTTGAGGTTCAGGCCGTCGGGGACGTAGTGGTCGTTGCGGTCCCGGTAGGCGCGCTTGAAACCCTGCGCTTTGAAGGCCACGTCGGTGAGCCGGTTCAGCTCCCAGGCCCCGTCCTCGCCACGGACACCGGTGATCCACTCAGTGGGCCGGACATAGCAGGCCTGCCCGTCGCCGCAGGACAGCTCCAGCATGTCCGGGGCGCCGTCGGGGGACAGGTCGGGGAGAAGCTCGACCCGGTCGGCGCCGAAACGCTCCTGCAGCTCGGCGAGGTTATCGCCGGTCCACTGGATCGCCTCCAGCTCGACGGCCGGTGCGCGGTACCTCACGCCAGATCACCGCGCCGGATACGCGCCACCAGTGCCTTGCCGATGACGGTAGCCCGGGTGTCGTCGAATACGCCGGTGGGCGTCTCCGTCCAGCACATCGAAGCACCGCCGAGCGCCTCGAACACCGCGGTTTCTACCGTCAGCGGCTCGCCCTCACGCTCCGTGAATTCGAACGTCTGTTCGTCCATGTCAGCCTCCCAGGTTGTGATCATCGGTGAAACCTTCAGGTGCGCGCCAGTGCCCGTATTGGGCGTGCGCGGCGTAATACGCCTGCTCGACCGTCGGATTGGCGCTGTCCTCATACCAGGGCAGATGCCGGGCCACATACGGGGGCCGCATCCGCAACGCCGTGCCGGTCGTGAACGGCTCAAACCACCGGTACATGGCCAGCGTCGTATCAATGTCGGCGACCACCGCCCGGCCGTCAGCCGGCGTGAAATCGGCAAGACCGCCATCCTCGACCGCCTGATATTTGCGCTCCCACTCCCGCACCGTGCCGGCATGCTCGAAGCGGTCGGGCAGGTCGTCGGTGCGCAGCCCCAACCCGGCCTTACGCGCCGACGGCAGCCGGTCGAGTAGCGCGCCGAGCTGTTTGACCCAGTCGCCGGGACAGCCCTCATCCGGCACCACATCGCAGTCGGTGACAATGAACCGCTCCCCGGCGGACACCCGGCATTCGATGACTCCGCCAGGTGTCCAGAGGTCGCGGGGATGCCGGTTCGGCCACCACGACACCTCAAACGCCGCCGAGCTCTCGACATCATGGGCGCACAGCCAGTCGAGCATAGGCTGATACGTCGAACCATGATCGACGGCGACGACATCCAGACCGGCCAGCCACATTGCCTCAATGCACCGCCGCGCATACGTCACGCGGTCCCTGCAGATAACGAACGCCTTCAATGTCTTCCCTTCCTACTGTGCCGGCATGGCGTTGGGGCCGTCACCAAGATGCGGATGACCCGACGTGTTGGCGCTGTGCACCCGGTATGTCCACGTCACCTCGCCGGTGCCGACAAACCGCGCACCGAGATCACGCAACCCGAGAATCATCCGCCAGTCCTCCCCCGACCAGTCGACATGCAGGGCGTCACCGGCAAACCCGACCCGCTTCGCCAACTCGGTGCGGACCGTTAACGTCATCGTCAGATGATGCGGATCAGCCGGATCGAACCGGCGCCCCCGATGCATCGGAAAAGGATCATTGCCGTCGAACCAGCTGTAGGCGACATCGGCGCCCGACTCATGCAGCAGATCACAATGCGTCTGCAGGTGATGCGGATACCAGACGTCATCGCTATCCAGGAAAGACACCCATTCGGTGTCAACCCCGTCAAGGGCACGCTGCCGGGTGAACGCCGCCCCCCGCCCCTCCAGGTCGCAGGCGATCGACAGGCCACCCGACGGCTGCACCGTCTGGCGGAAAACACTCGCCACCGCCTGACCCAGCAGCGATCCGCCGTCGAACGCGTCACCGCGGGCCGGATGGGTGGGGATCGCCACCGTCACCGGCACCACCGTCCGGCCGGCCACATCGAACGACACCATGCGATGCGCCTCGAATCCCGCGGCCGTCACAGCAGCACCGGCGCCGGAAACGGCACCAGCCACTGACCACCGGTGGTCGTGAACCGCGCCTCCTGGCGCATGATCGGCCCCGCATAGTTCCACGCCGACAGCAGATAAACGTCGGGCCGCCCGGCATCCCCGGACACCGGCGCCACGATCGGAATCGACGTACCCGGCAGATAGCGGCCCTGCTTCGCCGTCGTCGTGTCCTGGATCCAGGCGATATCCTCCACGTCGAGATCGCAGAACGCGGCAAGCGTGGTCAGCTTCGCCGGGGCACCGTAGGCCGCCTTCGTCCGGCCCAGCAGACCCGACAGGAGATCCCACAACCGCTCCCGCACCTGCTCCGCGCGGCCCTGCATGCCGGCATAGGTCGCCGGTTCAGTCAGCCAGCGTTCCCGTGCTATACAGCGGACACCGGCATGTTGGATGTCGGCGTCGGCGCCAGGCCGGAACCAGGCCCGCAGCGAACCGCCCTGCCTCCCCGTGGTCAGATGCGTGTCGTACACGAGACCGTGCCGTCCGGCGGCGGCGCACAGCGATGCGAGGGAGAAAAAGTTGCGGTGCTCGTGATAGATGAGATCGAAAGCGTTGTTGAGCAACAGATCCGGCAGATACTGCACCTCGAACACGGCCCGGCCGTCGTCGGCCAGGAGATGCCGGACCCCGGCCAGGAAGTCTGAGACATCCTCGACGTGGGCCAGGACATGGTTTGCGACAACCAGATCGGCGGGACCGCGGGTGCTGCGCAGCGTCTCCGCGGTCGACAGCCCGAACGGCTCACCGACGACGTCGAGTCCACGACTGCGGGCCACGGCAACCGGGCCGGCCGCCGGGTCGACACCGTATGCGCAGACCCCGGCGGCCACGAAATGCCGCAGCATGTCGCCGTCGTTGCAGCCGATCTCGACGACACTGCGCCCGGGCGCGAGCATGGCAAGATCGTCGTCGTTGATCAGGTCCCGGGCGTAGTCGGCGTGGTAGGCGGACAGCGGCGCCGACGCCGAACTGTGGAAGCTGTAGCCGGTACCGAACAGGGTCTTGCCGTCAAGGATGTCGACGAGCTGCACCAGCCGGCACGAGGCGCATACCGCGGCGCGCAGCGGAAACCGCTCCACCTGGCTCCCCGGGAGCCTGGCCGGATGGATGGTGTAGGCGTCGGCGACCGGCGACATCCCCAGGTCCAGGAACAGGTCGAGGCCGGTTGAGCCGCAGGCGGTACACGCCCTACGGACGGTGTGGGTCATGCGGAAACCTCCACGGAAAGTGTTGGCGCACCGGCAGCACTGACGGCACTGACGGCGCTGACGGCGCACTGCCACAGCGGCGCCCGGTCGGCGACCGGCCACCCGGCCGGCACGTGTTCGATGCCGACGTCGGACACCCCGGACCAGCCGGCCCGGTCGAGCATCATCGCGACGATGGCGGCATTGCATTCCCACAGATGCTCATCCCCCGGCCAGCGGTGCCCGCCGTGACGCAGCGAGTCGAGGGTGTGCCCCCACCGGAAATCGAACGTTCCGGCATCTATCATCATCTCTGCCTTGATGAGGTCGGGGCCGACCACCATGATCTGACCGCCGGGGGCCATCAGCGGCAGCAGCCGGACCAGCAGATCACCGCAGTCCGCGATTGACAGGTGCTCCAGCACATGGCCGGCATAGATGTGGGTCACCGACCCGGCTGACCACGGCAGGGGCGCGGTCGACTGGGCCAGGTTCAGGGCGACATCCTTGTGGTGCGGCGAGCCTTCGTGGTCGACGTTGGTCCAGCCGTCGGCGTACCGGTCCCCACACCCCAGGTTGAGTTTCACTGCTCCCCTTCCGGGCACGGGACGCCGTGCCATTTCTGCTGAAACATGTGTTCCCCGTGTGCCCACGCCTCGGCGCTGGCCTGCGACTTGAAACCCAGATCGACATGATGAAATGTGTCGATGTCGGCGACGACGTTGCGTCTGCCGGCCGCCCACGCGGTCATGCACACTTCGTCGTAGGAATGGAAGCCCGGGAAGCGTTCATCGAAGCGCACATGCCGGACCGCCCACGGGGAGAAGGCCAGGATGCTGCCCTCCAGGATGGCGACATCCCCGGTGCGCGGGCCGAAGTCGAGCATCCGCCCGTTGATCTGCTGATGCCCGACGGTGGGCCCGTTCCACCATGCGAGGCTGGCATCGCTGGTGCCGCCGCAGACGCCGACGAGCGCAACATTGGGGCCCGCAAGGGCTTCCAGGAGTTTCGCCTCCGCGTCCGGGTCGACGATTTCCAGGTCGTCGTGCAGCAGCACCACCGGCCCGTCACCGCCGGCCGCGTATCCATCGAGGATGGTGTTGTAGGCGACGGCGATCGAGGACTGGTTGTCCAGGCCGACGAATTCGCGGCCTTCAACCCGGGGGGCGACCCAGCGGGCGATACGCTCCCAGGAGCCGACGCAGGCGCCATAGCGGATCACCACGGGTTGAATCCCCAAACCTCGCGGAAGGTTTCCCGGTCCCGGCCGGCCTGCTCGGCGAGCGCGCCGACAGTACTGGAGTTGGCGCCGGTGTTGGCGACGATCGGACCCGGCACAGTGAGCACTCCGCCAAGCTTGCGTGCCGTGAAATCCCAGGAAGTGTCCCCCCACCACCACCTGAGCCTCTCATCGGCCCGCTGGTCGAGCTCGCCGCGGGCCACAAACGCCCACGGCGTCATCCGGCTCCACAGGTCGCTGTCCGGTTCCGTCTTCAGCACCGGCCCCGGAATTCGGGCATATGCCGGGGTGCAGGCCACCGCCGCGGTCGGGTGGCCGCGCAGCGCCCCCGACACGACATTCCACCAGCCGGCCGGGACGTCGGCGTCATCGTTGAACACGGCCACATCATGGCCGGCGTAGTCGCCGCCGCGGACGTACTCCCGGGCGGCGTTGAGGCCGACATTCCACAGCCGGGACAGGTTCGGCGGCTGTTCCTCATCCCGGATGACGAACACCCGCACACCGAGCAGGAAGGTTCCCGGGGCCGCCGGGTCTTCCCGGCCCTGCGCGGGCCAACGCTCCGGCAGCTCGACCGGCGGCGTGGAAGCGTTGTCGATCACGAACACCGCATGGCACTGCGGGGCGATCGCATCAAGCAGCCGGGCGAGCTCGACAGGACGGTTGTGTGTCGGCACCACGGCGACACGGGGAAGCGGATCCATCATGATTTCCCTCCCGGGAACGAGTCCGGCGGCATCAGGTCCAGCAGGGGCGAGCCCGGTGGGTTCGGTGGTTTCGGCGGCGTACGCGGAGCGTGCGGGTCGTCGATCAGCTTGCCGCCGAACCGCGCCCACTCCCGCAACTCGTGATCCTCAAAATCCCGGAGCGCCTCCAGCCAGAAGTTTCGGAAGAACTCGCGGCGCTCCTCCCGCGACCAGCCGTAACCCAGCTCACAGACCGGCTCCGGCACCGGATGCCGGCTGACAACCTTGACCTCTTTGCGCTGCATTGGCCGCTGCGTCCAATGCACCCCGGGGCCGTCCACGTCCTGGCGGGAATCCGGCACCTTCGCATGCAAGATCAACACCGGCACCCCCACCCACTGTCGGTTGAACGGCTCCAGGTTGCTGACGAGTATCCCCCGACGTTCCCTCGGTGGCGGCGGGTCGATCCGCATCGTCACCCCGGGCTTGTAGCTGTACTGCCGCAACTCCCGGCGCAGCGCAGCAACAACCCGGTCGTTGTGACCCTCCCAGTCGGCGATCCGGTCGCTGTACCGCTTGTTGTGGCGGTCGTCGAGATGGTCGAGCGCCCACGGGTCATCCTCCGAGGCGTAGGCGACCGGCATGAAGCTGTACGGCTCCCGGGGGAACAGGTCTGCATAGTCGTCGTCGTAGGGCAAGGCGCACACTCCGTGGTGGTGGTCGGGTCTGCCGGTCGAGCGGTCCGGGTCAGGTCTGCAGGGTGCGGTACGCGTCGACCCACCGATGGGCGGTCGCCTCGACACTCCAGGCGACCGCGGCCAGCCGGCCCGCCTCGCCCATCGTGCGGCGCAGCCCCGGATCGGCGAACGCGCGCAGCGCCTCCAGCCACTCCTCCGGGGTGTCGACGAGGAAGCCGTCAACACCGTGCCGCACCCACGGCCGGTATGCGGGCACATTCGAGGCCACCACCGGGATGCCGAGGGCAAGACTCTCCTGGACGCGCAACCCCGACTTCGAGCGGTTGAACGTGGTGTCGGCAAGGGGGGCGAGAGTGACGTCGAACTTCGACACCCGCTTGTAGTACGCGCTGATGTCCGTCGTCCAGCCGAGGGCGTCGATCCGGTCCACCGCCACCCCGCGCGACACCAGCCTTCCCCAGTGCGGGGTGCCGAGGAAGCGGAGCTGGGATACGCCGTCCGTGGTCAGCAACTGGAACATGGCCTCCTCGGCCTGCAGCCAGTCCTGATGATGGGTGGCGGAACCCTGCCAGCCGTAGACGATCCGGCCGGCATCCTTGCCGCGCCGCGACGGCGCCGGAATGTCGAAGACCTCGGCGCGCACCGCGTTGGGGATGACGGCAACGTTGCGGTTCCACTGGCGCAGCACCGCGGCGAGGGGTTCCGTGGTGACGGTCACCAGGTCCGCGGCCCGCAGGTTGTCGATCATGTTGGTGCGCACTGCCGGAATGTGGAACATCTCCGCGTGCGGGTTCACTGTCGGGTCGATGTTGAACAGGTCATCGTCGACCTCATACACCATCCGGCGCCGGCCCTGCCGTTTCGCCTCCGCGCACAGCAGCTGCCACATCGCCGACGGGGGTGCGGTCGCGAGACGCTGCCCGACGATGACATCGGCGTCTTCGCGGGCCTCGGCGTCCATGCGCTGGCTGATCCGCACCTCGTGGCCGAGGCGGGACAGCTCAGCACCCGGGATCTTGATCCGGTAGGTTGCGCACCCGTCCTCCAGGTTCGCCGGCCAGAAGAAGATCTTGAGCGGCCTCTCCGGGGGCGCGGCGGGGCGCAGCCGGTCGGCGAGCCGCACAACCTCGGGGGTGGCCGTCATCGTGTCCTCCATCAGGGGTGGGCCGGGGCCTGAGTCCAACAGGTCCCGGCCCATGATCTCCTATAGGTCGTGCGAACAGCAGGGGCAGACCCAGATCCCCGACGGCCGCCGGATGCGGATCCGCCGCCACCACGGCTGACGGACATCCCAGAGACCCAGCGGCTTACCGAGACGCCACGACAGCCGGGCGTCGTGCAGGCTGAGCAGCCAGCCCCAACGCCACGCATGCCCGCATTCACCACAGCAGGCCGCCCACTTCTCCGGGCCGTCCCGGCCACACGCCCAGCAGTGCACACCCGCACACGCCGGGCCGCCCCCATGAGGCGGTCCGGCGTGCGTGAAACGGCTGAGCAGAATCACCAGGACTCATCCGGCGACGGCGCGGCGGGCTGCGCGGCCTGCTGGCTGCGCTGCGTCTCCGCCGACGGCGTCGCCGTCTGCGCGGCCGGCTGGGCCTGCTGGCCGGCCGGGCGGGTCTTGCTCGCGCTGCCCCACTCCTCGTCGCCGCCGCCGGCCGCCTGACCGCCGCCCTTCGCCATCCTCGTCACCTTCGCGGTCGCGTAGCGCAGCGACGGGCCGACCTCGTCGACCTCCAGCTCCGTCACCGTCACCTTCTGGCCTTCCTTGGTCTCGAAGGTGCGCTGCCCGAGCCTGCCCGACACGATGACCCGGGCACCCTTCTCCAGGGTTTCGGCGACGTTCTCGGCGAGCTGACGCCAGGCGGTGCAGGTGAGGAACATGGCCTCCTTGTCCACCCATTCCTGTTTCGTCTTGTCGAAGAAGGTCGGGGTGGAGGCGACCCGGAACTTGGCGACGGCGGCGCCGCCCGCGGTGAAACGCAGCTCCGGGTTGTCGGTCAGGTTGCCGATCAAGGTGATGGTGGTGTCGTTGGCCATGATGCTTCGGCTCCTACTTCTCGGGTGTCGTACTGGACGGTGGTACGTGATGCGGTGTGCGATGTGCTGGCGATGCTATTCGGGGCGGATGCCGACGCGTTCATCGCCGTAGTGCACGAAGCTGACCCTGCCGGTCCGCCCGGCCATCGAGTCGCCCGGCTGGACGATCTGGACGACCTGATCGGGGATCGGCAGGCCCCGGAACTCGGCGAACGTCAACACGCGGGTCCGTCGGTCGAACCGGTCCCGCGGCGCCGACGCCGGGATGTGCACGATGTGCATGGACGGCCTTCCGGTGGTGGGGAGGAACACCGTCCATACCATCATGTGTCACACCGTGTGTCAATCAGTCGTTCCATCCGGCGCCGTTGCCCGCGCCCGGCTCGTACCCGGTGGGCGGGTCTTCGCCGCCGAGGTCCATCGGCAGCCGCTCCGATGGCTCCGTCGCCTCGACCTTCTCGGCGTCGGCACGCTGACCACGGGCGCGGCCCATCAGCCGGGCAGCATCGTCGGCAAGCGCCCCGGCGGGCAGGCCCTCCACCCGGGCGATGTACGTCTCGGGCTCCAGCACCCCGCCGGGGTACCGGCGCACCATCTTCGTCCCCACCTCCATGATCACGTACGCGCTGCCCAGGTCGCGGCACAGCTGTCCGTGCACAGATTCCAGGCCGTTCGCCTTGCCTTTCGGCAGCCTCGCGGTCAGCTTGACCGGTCGTTCATCCACTGTGGACCTCATCCCTTTTTCGCGTAGGTGCTGGCCAGGATGCCGAGCACCCGGGCCGCGATGTCGTCGGCGTCGTCGAGCTCGACCCCGGAATGCTGCCCGAGCACGAGGCGGATCCGGGCCAGAACGTCCGGGTCGTCGGGCCAGAACAGCACCGGCCACACCTCCCGGACCCCGGTGCCGTCGATGCGCACCCGGAACGGGGTTTCGACGTCCGGATGGTCGTGCCGGCAGTCGAGGACGCCGACGAAACGGTGCGTGGCGCCGAACTTGCGCGCCAGATCGCGCAGGTCGTGCATGACATCGTCGTGCCGCAGTTCCTCACCGACGATCTCGACGCCGACCCCGGAATGCCTGGTGAGCTGCCCCTCGGCGGTCTGGACGGTTTCGGTGTCGACGATCAGCCGGGGGCCGTAGCGGGTGCGGCTACGGAAACTCTCCGTGTAGTGGTCCGGGTGCCCGCTCCAGGCCTCGGATTCCTGGATCTCCGGCCAGGTCAGCGGCGGCTCGATGGCGAATGTGCCGTGGTAGATCGTGTGGGTGCCCATGGTCACCAGTCCTTTACGTGGTGGGCGCGGTCGGGTGGGCGAGGTCGACACAGTAGGGAAAACACGGGTCGACGTACGATTCCGGTTTCGTCTTGCGAAAATGTGCCTGCAGCCCGGCCGCCTGCCCGGCGCGCCAGCCCTTCTGCGCGGCGTGCAGCTCGGCGAGACCCAGCCGGCCGATCCGGGGATGCCGTTCAACGATCGCAACCGCGACCCGGACGGCGGCGAGCGCATCGGCGTCGGCGGTGTGTGCCTTCGTCAGCGGGACCCCGTAGCGGGCCGCGGTCGCCGTCAGCTTGCGCTGGCCGACACCGGACACGTACCGGTCCACTTCCTTGTCGAGCACGTGCGCGTCGATGATCGGGCCGACCATCGCATCCCGGGGCCGTCCGAGACGCTCGGCGACGGTGGGCAGGTCGTTGCGGATGCACTCCCAGTGCAGCAGCGCCAGATCGTACGGCAGGTTAAAGCCCGCCACCGGAATCCGGGCCAGCAGCGACCGGGCGACCGCCTCGGCGATGCTGTTGACACCGTCGGCCGGCATGCAGCCTTTCGCCTGCGCGATCTCGTCGGTGATGCCGTTGACCTCGGTCGCCCCCGGCGGGATCGGCACCCCGGGATTGATGAGCACCTGCGCGCCGATGCTCCGGCGGCGGCCTTCGGCGCGACCCAGCACCGTGGACACGTAACCGGTGACGATCCGGGCCTCCCGGGTGTCGATGCCGGTCGATTCGAGGTCGAAGGGGGTCAGCGGGCCCAGATGCCACGGAGTGGCGGCGGGGGCGTTCACCGTTTCGCCGTCCGGTGCTGGCAGGTGCAGGAGTTGCCGCCGGCCGCGCACCGCTGGTGGCCGTGCAGGTTCCGGCGCTGCTCCCGCCGGGTGGCGACGATGAGGCCGCCGGACTGGTCGGCCGCCGCGCGGCAGTCGAGGCAGATCATGCGTGTCCCGCTCTCTTGCTCGCCGCAGTCCGCTTCTGTGCGGCCTGGCAGACTTCAACGTGCGGCACATACAGGGCTTTCACGGCAAACGCCCGATGGATCTGGCTCTGCGTCAGCTTCTCCGCAAGCTGCCTGCCCTCCGGCAGATGGTCGGAGGCGATGAGTTTGATCCGGGCGCCCAGCTCCCAGGTCGACGGTTCGGCGTCGATGTCGAGCCGCCCCGCCCCCCTGGCCGTCAACATCGTCACCGTGGCCACCAGCCGTTTGCACCGGCTGTGCCCGCATGGGCGCGGAACCGCGCGCAGCGTCGTCATCGCCGACGATCCCCGCGGCCTGCCCACCGGCCGATCAGCAGGCACACCGCGACCAGGCCGACGAATCCGCACAGCCAGGCGGCCTGTCCGCCGGTGATGCCGGGGTTGTGCAGCGGCGGCAGCGTCGGGCGGGGCCGGCCCGGTTCCGAGGTCGGCGCCAGCAGGGTGACAACCCCGGCGAGGGTGTAACTCAACGCCATGACACCGCCCCCGCCTTCAGGCCGGCGCGCAGCCGGGCGAGCTGCAGGCCGGTCGCCTGGCCGAGATGTTCGACGCCGAAGGTGCGGATCACGAGCGCGCCCACCTCGCCCGTGGTCAGCGGCGGCGCCTGCAGCCCACCCCCGGTCAGGAGCAGGGTGTACAGCTCGTCGGCGTCGTAGTCGCCGTCGGGGACCTGCGGCAGCGGATCGGGTTCGCCTTCGACGACACCCTCGACCGGCGCCTCGAACATGTCGCCGAGGACACCCGGCGAGAACGGGTTGTCACCGATCTTCGTGAACTCGATGCCGCCGACAGTCACCGTGTCGCCAACCGCGGCCTCGAACTCGGCGTAGCTGCGGGCCTGATCGTCCGTGGCCAGCCAGTGCGCCGGCCCGCCCGCCTCGACGATCGCCGCATGGTCGGCGCCGCGGGCAACCGCCTCGTCATACTGCGCCAGCTCGTCGGCGAAGAATCCCCGGCCGCCGGCCAGCGCGGCGTCGCGCGGATCGGCGGCCTCCTGCTCTGCCTCCTGCGCTGTCGCCGCCATCTCCTCCGCGGCCCTGATCGCATTGCGCTTCGACATCCAGGCGTCGATAACCGTCTGATCGCCGATGCCACGCTTCTTGAGCCCGGAACGGATACCGTCGAGGCGGGGCAGGCCGGGCGCGCCCTCGATCGCAACCAGGATGCGCTGACGTTCCTCGTCGTCGAGCTCCACCACCGCGGGCACCGCCTCCGGCTCTACCGCGGGGACGGAAGCCGCCGCCGGGGCCGCCCCGATGGCCTGCCGGACGGTGCCGCCGATCATCGCCGAACCGCCCGAGGCAATGATCGCCTGCGTCAACTCCTCGCCCCCGGCCATGATCTGCTTGACCGTCAACTGCGGGGTGTCGAGCCACGGCACATAGAAGTTCTTCGTCTCGAACTTGCCCTTCTCCGGGTTCCACTCCCGGCGGGTCTCGGCGCGCAGCCGCAGGACGGCCGGGATGGCGATGCGGGCCGTCGCGATGAACGGCCCCAGCGGCGCGATCTCCTGGCAGGCGTTCTCGCCGTGCGACTCCAACATCCACGACCCGAACCCGGGCGCCTCGGCCAGCATCAGTTGCACCCGGATCGTCGGCTTGCACAGCTTTCTGGCGTCGGCCGGCCGGTCCGGGCCATTACACAGGCACGCCGACCCGTCGACCTTGTTGACGATGCCGTCGCACCGGCGGATACAGGTCCGGCCGGACCCCCACGCCTCATACCAGGGCTCGACGTCCTGACCGTTGACGATCAGCACCGGAACCGCCTTCAGCGCGGTGATGACCTCCCACTGCGGTTTCGTCGACCCCTGCGGGATCCACTGCTCGGCGGTGCCGCCGTACGCCTGCGCGATGGCGTGCACCCGGTTGCCGTCCTCGGAGGTGAAACGGAACGTGTCGATCTTCTCCGGGTAGCGGCCGTTGTAGACGCCGAGGCGGATCTTGCCGACGGTGACCATCCGGCCCTGGAACTCCCGGAACTCCGCCAGGTCTCTACTGATCATGCGCACGATGGCCATCCGGTCATCCTCTCGTGGTGGGGTCCGGCAGGCCGGGGTGCCAGCCGGTAGAACGCATGTACTAGAAGGGGATCTGGTCGTCGGCGATCGTCTGCCGGCCGCCGGGACCGGCCATCTTCGCCGACATGCTCGCGATCGTCGCACCGCCGGACGATGCCGCCGAACGCGCCGGGGTCGCGGTCGCGGTCTTCCTCGGGGCGCGCTTCGCCGCCGCCTTCTTCGCCGGCTCCACCCCTCCGGCATCCCCGGCGGACGGGGCTTTCGGGGCCTTCGGCGTCTTCGTGTGCCTGCCGGGGGGGCAGAGTTCGGCGCTGAACTGGCACCGGCTGTCCTTCGGGTCGTCACAGTACGGGCACAGGCACAGGGAGCCGTCCGGCGTCGTCGCCCGTTCCCACGTCGGCGCCGCCCAGCCCGGCGGCTTCGGGAACGCCTGCACCTGCGTCGACCAGTCGCCACGCTCCGACGTCCAGCGGTACAGGTCCAGCGCCGCACGGAACGCCGTCATCGTCTGTCCATCCGTGACGACCGGGCGCAGCGCATAGCCGTCCGGACGGATCTGCAGAATCGCCGCACCGTCCGTGGCCAGCATCGGCATCTCGATCAGCCCCAGCTTCGGCATCATCGTCTCCGCGAACCGGTACGCGGTCTGCTGCAACGGCTGCTCCCGGTACAGTTCGGTACCCTCACCCTCCCGCGACTTCGCATCGATGATCACCCGGACACCGTCGGTGGCAATCTGCTCAGAGGTGAGGCCCGCGGCGTGCCCGACCCGGGCGCAGAACTCGGCGGCCTTCTTCGTAACCGGCCTGACGTCCACGACCCCGTCGAGGGTGCCGGCATAGCCGGCCGTGTGGTTGTAGACGGTGCATTCGCACACCACCCACGACTGGGGGGTCAGCCCGTAGTCTGCGACAAATTCCTGCAGCCGCCGGGTGTACGGTGCGATCTCCTCCGGCTTCGGCGCATATTCGCCCCAGTCGGCGCGCGGCGTATACGTCCACTCCCCGGTCTTCGTCCACCATTCCAGAACATCGTGGACGGCGCTGCCCTCCCGGGCCCTGCGTTCCGTCTCGCCGTGGTGGAACAGCGCCACCCATGCCTGTACGCAGGCATGGCATACGCCGCAGCCGAACGGCTCCGTGCGGGCCCGCGCCCGACCACACGTCGGTGTCCGCGTCGACACGATGAGTTTCGGCAGATTCTCCATCGCCCGACCCGCCGCCAGGTTCGCGGCCCAGAACTTCAAGGCGTCCTTGTCGATGACGCCGAGGGCCGTGGTGACCGAGATGTACCGGGCCGCCCGCACGACGGTGCCGCCGTTCGGGCCGTCCGGCACCTCCTCGGTGCGCACCGGATGTTCGTAGAATTTGCCGCCGTCCTCGGCGGTCCGACGCTGCAGCGGCTCAGCCATCAGGTCAGCACCTTCCATCTCATCGCGAACACCACCATCTGGCAGCGGTTCCGGGCACCCATCCGTCCGCGCAGCACCCTGATCCGGCAGCGGACCGCGTCCGCGGTCAACGGCACCACCGCATCGATGAAACCGCCGATCTCGACGGATTCACGGCCGTCGGCGAGTCCTGCCAGCAGCAGCACATCGTCATAGCTGAACGTCAACCCTTCGGGTCGGGCAGGGCTGAGAATCTCCGCCGTCGGCTGCCGGTCAGGCACTACGGTCAACACTCCGGTCAGCCTGGGCCACGGCCGGCTTGTCGCTGCCGGCAATGATGCCGGTAGCACCGGTCGTCAGGGCGGCCAGGACGCTGCCGAACAGGACGACCGCCCAACGGCCCTGCGGACCCCAGGCGTAGGCGCAGGCGCTGACGGCGGCGGCACCGGCGAACCAGGCCGCGATCGCGGCAATCCACTTCACGTGCATGTCGTCTCCTTCGTGGTGGGCGATCGAGGCTACTGGGCGGGGGGCAGGAATGCGGCCGGGGGGACCGCCGCCCGGCGCATCGCCTTGCGGATCCTCCCGGCCGCCTCGTCGCCCGGCCCGGCGTCCCCGGCGTCCCCGGCGTCCGCGACCGGGTCGGCCTTGCGGGCCTTCCCGCGGCGTGTCGTGGCCGCGGGCGTCGCGGGAAGCGCGGTCGGCTCCAGCTCCGGGGCCGGCACGGGGACGGCCGCGGGTGCCTCGTCGGACTCCTCCGGCTCGTCGACCTCGCCGGGGAAGACGGCCTCATACCAGCGGCGCACCGTCTCGTACGTGACACTCACCCCGGACAGGGAGGCCAGTACGGGCGCGATCTGCCGGAACGGCATCCGCTCCCCGACCGGGGAACCGTCCCGGTCGTAGACGAGCACGCCGGGCTGACCACGCTTCGACTTGAAGCGGTAGTGTCCGTGCTTCATCTCCTGGATGAGCTCGATCGGCTCCCGGCCCAGCCGGGCCTTCATCAGCGGGTATTTGACGTGGTCGGGGCCGTGGAGCACGGCGAGGCGCTCCGGGGGCACCGGTGGGTCATGTGCGGTTTCAGCCATCCGAGGATCCTCTCAACCTGACACGTGGTGTGTCAATCGGGTCGACCATGGTGAGCGCCCCGGGGTGTGACACTCCCACGATACATGACTTGACAGATGGTGTGTCAACTGGGCACAGTGGACCCTATGACAGAATCCCCTGAACGGAACGAGCGGCTCACCTGGGAGGGCGGTGTGGGCCGATCGGCCAGCCCCGGCTACCGGCCCCCGGCGTCGAGCACCCCGGACCCGGACGAGGTGCGCCGGCACTTCGAGACCATCGGCGCCCTGTTCGCCAACGCGAGAGTGGCCGACGATGAATCCATCGGCCATGAGAGTGCCCTTGCCGTCGAAGGACTGGCCGGATTCCTTGACGATGTCCGGCGCGCCCTCCTGCACGACGGCCTGCGTCCCGCGCTGCTGGCCGCACTCGTCAGCTACGAGACCGCACGGACCCGGCCGTGACCCCCGGGGCGGACGCCGTCCGGCCCCGGGGACCTGGAGCCATCCCTGACACCGACATGATCAATTACCGGTTGGGTGTGTGGAAGCGGCTCGCCGTCCTCGGTGTCCCCGCCGCCGAGATCGCCGACCGGCTGAACATGAAACTGGCCGCCCTGAACCAGCTCGTCTACCGGCAGCGTAAACGTGGACATCCCAGCGCCGTCTACCACGCCGACGCGCCCCAGTTCGCGCCCGCCTCGACACTGGAAGGCAGCGAACTGGCCCGGCGCCTACACATCCGTGCCCTACGCCAGGCCAGACGGCGACGGCAACGGGAACAGGCGGCCCGGGAAGCCCGGAACACCTTCTGGGCAGCTCAACAGGATGCCGCCGGGCACACCACCTGACACACTGCGAACACGTGACCGCATGAACAACAGACGACGGAGACCTACCGAGGGAGTACGACATGCCGATCGAATGGCGCATTTTCACCGGCTTCGCCCTGCTGATCGTGTCCGCCGCCACCGTGGCGGTCTGGCTCGACACCCGCGCCCGGCGCCGCCGGGAAGCCGCCGAAGCGGTCGAGGATGCGCTGCGGGCCGCCCGGCTCGCCGACGACCGGCACGACCGGCACGCCGCCGAACAGTCAACCCTCCTGCGGGCCTGGGGACTCGCCGACCGGCTCGCCGACCGGGTCACCGAACACATCCCGGTCATCCGGCCCATCGAACCCGGACCGGTCGAGGCGTTCGAGCCGGACGAGCCGCCGGCCTGCGAGACATTGAGCGTGCACCAGGCCGCCCTTGTCGCCGAACACGTCGCCGCCGGCACCGGGTCCGTGGCCAGCCTCGCCGCCGCACGGCCGTCGACCGGCATGCGAACCTCGGCGCAGGTCGCCGCACTCCAGGCCGCCGAGGTCGAGGCGTATGCCGCGATCGACGAAAACGAGGTACGGCTGCTGCTGGCGCCGTTCAACCGCAGCCTCGACGAGGAATGGGCCCGGTTCGACCAGGCAACCATGCGCGCCGACTTCTGGGCCCACTACGAGCACACCGACGAGCACCGGTGCCCGCGCTGCGCCGACGCCATGCAGGAGATCTCCGACGAGTTCCGGCTCATGGTGCAGCGCGCCGAGACCACCGATACCGGACAGTTCACGCCGGAGGACGTTGCCGCCCTGGCAGCCATGCTCAACACCTGAACCATCCCCCCATCCCCACCCCCACCACCACAGGGAGTAATCATGGGACTCGAAGCGCAGCGCGCCGAGCTGCACGAGATGGACGACGAGGCCGAACGGCTCGACGGACAGGCCGCGGTCATCTCCGCCCGCCGCCGACACATCCGGGACGCGGCGAAGTGTCGGGACTGCGGCGCTCCGCAGAAACTGTGCGACACGTTCCGCGGCGACGGCCCCGGCCCGGAAGGGTTGTGCTGCTGGTCCGGGCGTCACATCCATGACCAGGACCAGCACGCCCTGTCCGTCCTGCTCGACGAGATTCAGGCCGGGCAGGTGCGCACCGTCGCCGAGATCGACCCGCCGCCAGTCCTCGGCCCCAACCTGCCCGGCATGGCCTGGCTGCTCGACCAGACGCAGTGGTGGTATCCGAAACGCCGCCCCGCCATCCTGATCACCTCCATGGACAAAACCCACCGATACAACACGGTCAAATGGCTGGAACGGGCCGCGGGTGCCCTGCACGGTTCCGTCGGCAGCCGCTACCTGGCTGGCGCGCCCGACGAGGTGTGGACCGGCTGGATGCGGGAGGCCAACGACCCGGTCGGCTGGCTGCACCGGCAGCCGCTCGTCAAGGCGCTGCGCAAAGGCCTGCCGACCACCGGCCGGAAACTCGCCGACCTGCAAGAGCGGGCAAAACACTGGTCGACGTGCCCGATGCGGCTGCGGATCGAGGTACGGCCCGCGTTCGCGTCCTGCACCTGCGTGCCGCTGCCGGCCACCGAGGACGGACGCGCGGACCGTACCGCGGAGGTGCCGTCGTGAACTGGCCCGCCTTCACCTGGTGGCTGCTGTCCTTCCTCGGCGACGGCATCTGCATGGTCGGCTATCTGAGCTTCACCTCCAGCCTGCGGATCTCTCACGCCCTGCGCGGTGCGATGCTGCGCAAGCACGCCGGGCACGGTCATCCGATCCCGGCGATCCCGGCGGCAGCATTCCTGCACTGGTGCCGTCGGGAGCTGCGCTGGATCGGCCTGGCCGCCGGGCTGCTCGGCGACGCTGCCCAGGCGCTGACGCAGCGGGCGCAGCACGTCGGCGGCTGGTCGGCGGAAGAAACAGGCTTCGCCGTGGCCGTGGTCGTCGGCTGGCTGTCCGTGCAGCGCTGGCAGGACAACCGGGACTGCACCTGCGACGACCACGAGCAGCGCAAGCGGCGGCGCACCACCGTGGTCAGCCGGATCATCGAAGGTGCCGGGCGGCTCGTCGCCATGCCGGTACCGGTCCGGCAACGCTGATGTTCTGGCGCTGGATCCGGCCGGTCATCGTCGGCCTCGTCGTCCTCATCATCTTTATGGTCATCGCCGACATCTACCGCACCAGTCCACATTGAGTTGACACATCATATGTCAGTTGGTACCTTCGTGGTGTTGGCGTAACACCCCCCACCACGGAGGTCACCATCATGTCGGACACCCTCTACGCGTTGCAGACCTGGCGTGAGCGCAACGGCCTCCGCCCGCTGCGTGACGTCGCCGCCGAACAGGCCGCCCGGCTACGCGCCGTGCACGCCCCCCGCCCGGAGATCTCGCGCAACACCGGTGGCCGCGCGGCCACCGGCCGCAGCGTCGTCGCCGACCGGATCGCCGCGGTGCGCGCCGACAGCCGCTACGCCCCTGCCGTGCCGGCCGCCCGCCCGGCGCCGGTCGCCATGGTCACCCCGCGGGAACGGTTCGCCGAAGCCGACCGCCTCGCCGCCAGTGTGCCGGTCGGGCTGTACGCCCTGCCGCGCAGGGAGGCCAGCAGCGCGGGCAACACCGTCACCTTCTTCAAGGTCCACCCGTACCGGGGTGGACACCGCATCGTCCAGCTGCTCGGGTCCATCGGCAGCTTCGCCGAACGGCCGCTGCCGGTCGAACACCAGATTTTCGCCCTCCGGCACATCGCCGAGGACGCGCGCAGCGCCTCCACCCTGTTCGGCCGCGAAACGTCCACCTGCGGCGTGTGCGGCTCGCCGTTGACGAACGAAACCAGCCGGAAAGCCGGAATCGGCCCGAAATGTGCGCGTAAGTTCTGACCCACCCCGGGGCCGGACATTCCGGTCCGGCCCCGGACCTTCCCTCCCCCCGGAAAGGCTGCCCGATGAACGCCCCCGCCCTGGCCCCGACCGCATCCCCCACCGCACCCCTGGTCGTGCGCCTGCGCGACCTCGGCCCCGCCCTCAGCCACCACGCCCGCGCCCAGCTCGCCGTCGCCCGCATCCGCCGGGCCGCCACGGCGCAGGCACTCGCCCAGGCATTGGACGAGGACCACCGCCAGGCCACCGACGAGCTCTACCGACTCAGCGCGGACAACCTGCCGATCGCCGACTTCGTCCCCACCGTCGTCGTACACCGCGACACCCTCATCGCCTACCGGCCCCCGGCGACCTACCGGCGGCACTCCGCGCTGCGGCGCGCCCTCACCGCGCGTCTCGGCGGCCGGCACGCCGCCCGGATCGGCGGCTGACATGCACCCGAAATGGCAGAGCATCGGCCTTCTCGTCATCGTCGTCAGCTGCCTGATCATCGGCTATGCCTTCGGCCACAACGCCACCGGATGCACGCCGTGACCGCGTTGCCGATCATCCGCTGCGACCTGTCGGACCTGCCCGTCGAAGGCTGCGGCTGCCGCATCCACCGGCCCGGCCCCAACATCCTCGACATCGAACTCCACCACACCCGGGTCGTCCGCGACTTCGGCCGGCCCGTCGACGCCAACTATCCGGGCACCTGCCCCGGCTGCCAGGAACCCTACGACGTCGGCGACCCCATCCGGTTCGACAACAAGGGCGCGGCCAGCCGGGCCGCCGGCCCGGCCACCCGGGGCCGCTGGTGGCACGACAACTGCGCCCAGGAGGCGTGACCCGCACCACCCACCCACCACGGATTGACACATGATGTGGCACCCCGGCAGACTGCCGGGGTGCCCGACCCTGAGGAGAACACCGTGACCGAACCCACCACCGGCGGCAACCCGGGCGGCAACCCCGGCGGCAACCCCGGCGGCGTGCTCACCGTCGTCACCGGCCCGGCCGGCGTCGACATCGGCCCCGCCGCCGCCCTGCTCGGCGCCAACCTTGGCGACAGCCTCGCCATCCGCACCGTCCTCAGCCACACCGACCGGCGACCGGTCCCGCATCTCAGCCCCATCCCCGGCTACGTCCCCGCCCGGCTGAGCGCGCACGTTGGCGAATACCGGCAGAACAACGGCATCCTGTCCGGCCGGGTGCTGCTGTACAACCTGCCGTCGGCATGGCAGAACCCGCATACCAACCTCGGGGTCGCCTACTCGGGGCCGGTGTCGAACCTGCTCAACATCGACCTCACCCGGCTCAACCATCTGGGCATGCACCCCGGACACCGGGTCACCGTCCAGCGCCGCAACGTCGGCAACGAATGGTCCAACAGCGACGGCGGAGACTCCCTCATCCCGCCGCCCATCGAAATCGGCGACCTCGCCGCACACGCCCGCGACAGCGTCTTCCGCGGATCCGCCGACAGCTCCCGGCACGTCCTCATCGAAGCCGGGGACGGGCAGGGCTTCCTCGACGCCCTGCACATCGTCGGCATCCCGCCGTGGGCGCCATACCTGGACCGGCTCGTGCTGTTCCTCGTCCTCGACGTCGCCGCCCTGCTGGCCGCCGCAGGCGACACCCTCGACCTGGCGCAGGCGATCAGCCGGGAGGTGCAGCGCCACGGCGGACCCGTCAGTGCCTACGACACCGGCACCGTCGCCGAAATGCACCTGTGCCTGCTCAACGTCCAGACGGTCATCCCGGCGCTCGCCGGCATCGACACCGCCGCCGTGATGGCCGCCACCGCACCGGAGACAGCGACCACGGCCATGCTCGGGCTGCTCGACCACATCGAACAGACCTGCCGCACAGAGGTGCTGCTCGTCGGCACCGGCAGCGTCGACGCCTCGACGCCGGACGAGCCGGGCCCGCCGGGCCCACAGGTCCTGCCGACATTCATCGACCTGCGCGGCGACGGGCAACCGTAGCGGTAGCGCAACACGCCTGATGGAAGATCGACGGGTGGCCCTTCGGCGGGTCACCCGTCGCCGTGCATCCAGGAGTCCGCCGTGCCCACCCCGCCCGTCCCGCCCATCCCTCCCGAGGAAGAACCGGACATGAAAACCAGCCTCGACTTCGGCCACTACCGCGCCCCCGGCCAGCGTGTCCCCAGCACCGACAGCACCGAACAGCTGCCGGTGTCCCGGCGTCGCGACACGCCCCCTCCGGTGGTCAGCGCCCCCGGGATGCATACCCGTGGTGCCCGCGGCATCCCGCCGCTGACGGAAGCCGGCCCGGTCACGGTGATCAACGCCATCCTCGACGAACGGGACCAGCGGGAGCGGCGGGCCGGCCCGAACCGGTCGGCCCCGTCCCGGCCGACCGTGCGCGACATCGCCGCCGACCGGCTCGCCCGCGCCGAACGGGAGGAACGCCACCGCAACCGCCACCAGCGGCACATGGACGCCCTGGAGGCCGCCCGCGGCTGGCTCGGCGTGCTCTGCCTCTTCGGGCTGCTGATGCTCGTCGTGTTCATGGGCGTGATCGCCGTCGGCCTCCTGTCCGGCTGGTACGTGTGGGTACCCGTCCGGCATTGAGTTGACACATGATGTGTCAATTGCTACATTGGGGGGCATGAAGGAGCCGATGACCAAGCCCATGCCGGATAACGACCCGGCCGACCCGTACGCCGACCTGTCCCCGTGGATCCGGCCCGGCGCCAAGCTCGCCAACCTGATCTACCAGGACCGCTATAGCCTGGTCACCGTTACGAACATCACCCGGACGCAGATCGTCGCCGTCGCCGACAGCAACCCCCATTCCGTCCACAACCCCAGCATCGTCTACCGGTATGAGCGGATCCCGGGCCGCGAGTTCTATCCCCACGAGGGCCCCTGTCATCAGTTGCGCGGCCGGCGTGGCGCCCGGCTGGTCCGGCGCACCCACCCGACCGTGGTCAGCCTGCGCATCGACGCCATCGCCAAGCAGGCCATGCATGAGGCCGACCTGGCCCGGAGTCGATACGGCAACCCGATAAGGGAAGGCGACACCCGGCCCCGCGATGAGCGGGCCCTGGCGATGCTCGACGACATCGAGAACGCCGCCCGGACCGCCCGCACCAGGATCCTCGCCATCCTCAACCCGGGTGGCGCCGTCGCCGCCGAACACACCCAGGAGGTCTGACCGTGAAGATCCCCCCGCTCGTCGCCCTGCGCGACCGGCTCACCCAGCTGGTGCACCGCCCCACCCCCGCCGGCCCGCCGCCGTACAGGCGCTGCGACGGCTGCAACCAGAGCACCCACCCCGTCCGGGACAGCCAGAACGTTCCCGACCCGGCGGCGTTCACCGGGCTGTACCCCGGCGAAGAACACGGAGGCGTCATCGCCACCGTTCAGGCCGCACCGATCTGGTGCGCGCCGTGCGGCGCCTGGTTCCATGCCGTCGACTGCTACAGCCGCCACCACACCCCCGGCTGGGAGCCGGCCCGGGAACGGCCACCGACCGGGCGGGCGGCCCGCAAGGTCCGGCAGGCGCGCGCGAAAGTCGGCGTCCTGTGACCACGATCGACGAAGCGACCCGGGAGCGGCTGCGTGCCGCACTGACCTCGCCGGACCTGCACATCGGCAAGGGCCTGGGCGGTGCAACGGGCGGGCCGGGCGCCGGGGAACGCTGCACGATGGCGGAGATCAACTTCGTGCTGACCGGTCGTCTGAGCGACGAACCGCACCCCTGCGTCAGCGAGGTGATCCGGCGCTGGGTGATCCGCATCCAGGACGTGATGCCCGACGACATTCGCAACAGCGCCGCATGGCGCGAGGCGGCGGTGGGCATCGCGGGCAGCGCGCGCGGCCCGGAGGCCGAGAGGGAACGTCTCGCACTGCTGCTGGCCTGGATGTGGGAACGCCTCGGCGACGAAGCCGTGATCGCAGCGGTACCGATCTCAGCGCGCGAGGCATGGTCGGCCATGCTGACGGAGCGGACGCGGGCAAGTGCGCTGGCCGCCGCCGCCGCCGCCGCCGCCGCCGCCGCCTACGCCGCCGCCGCCTACGCCGCCGCCTACGCCGCCTACGCCGCCGCCTACGCCGCCGCCTACGCCGCCGCCTACGCCGCCGACGTCGTCGCCGCCTACTGGGTGCGCGCGGATCCGGCCGGGATGTTGGCCCGACTCGTGGCGGTCGGCGCGTGAAACACCTCGCGGGCCTCGCCGAGCTCGCCGTCATGCTGGTGCTCGCCGCCGTCGCCGCCCTGCTGCTCGCCAGCTGACCACGGGGCGTCCCCGGCACCGCACACACCGAAGGCCCCGGGGGAAACCCCGGGGCCTTCCCCTTCGCCCACCACAGGCGCCCGCACAGACACGCTTCCCCGCGTATCCGCCCGGCATCCCCAGGCACACCCGGCACCCTCCCCGGCCAGTGGGCCACCGGGGTGCAACACGGAGATGTTGGGCGAATGGTAGCCGGTACCGCGGATCCGCACCACAGGTAGTGGTCTACGACGCCCTTCCACACCACCCTGAGCACCACCCTGAGCACCATCCTGCGCATCGCCTTGCGCACCATCTCTACACCGGCCCGAAATAGAGCAATGTGGCCTCTGGCGCCATGACCGGTGGGTGATCTAAGCTCGCCTTCCCCCGACCCGTCACCTGCGGGTGATGCCATCGAAAGGATCCCCGATGACCGCTCAGGCGGTAATCAGCCATGCCCACGTCCTGGACCCGGCCGCGATGCGGGCGGCACGCCGGGCCGCCGCCGTCAGCCTCGACGTTGCCGGGGCCCACGTCGCCCGTGACCGGACCCTGATCGCGAAATATGAGCGTGGCGCCATCGACCCGCCCGCCTCGATCCTGGGCGCGCTCGCCGGGCTGTACGGCGTCGACGTCGGCGCCTTCTACCGGCGTGAACCGGCTACCCGGGATGCGTAAAAGGGCCGCCCAGACCCGCTGGGACGACCCTTCCACTGTCAACATCCGAAAGGCAGCATAGATGACCGCCCCCCGCCCGGCCAGCCCCGACGGCAGTCCTGCCGGCACCGTCGCGGGGGACCGCCCCGCCATACTGCCGGCCGACAGTCTCGCCGACACCGCCGTCGCCTATGCCCTCCTCGGCTGGCGGATCTTCCCCGTAGTGCCCGGCGGGAAAGTACCGCAGTTCCGGCGCGCCCATCCCGACGACGCCGCCCAGGCGGCCTGCCCCGGCGGGCACGTCTGCGGTCGCCTCGGGCACGGCTTCAAAGACGCCACCGCCGACCCGGAACGGGTGGCCCGGTGGTGGGCGCGGGAACCGCGGTGCAACATCGGGCTTGCGACCGGATATCCCGGCTCCCCGGATGTCCTCGACATCGACGTCAAAGACGGTGCGCCCGGCCTGGCATCCTTGAAACGGATCCAGGATGTCGGCCTCACCCGCGGATCGTTCGCCATGGCATCGACCCCGTCGGGCGGCTGGCACCTGTACTACGACGGCACCGTCCAGTCCTCCGCCACCCTGAAAAAGCACGGCATCGACTTCCGGGCCACCGGCGGCTACGTCGTCGCCCCCGAATCCTGGGTCGGCACGACCCGCAACCCGCGACGGTACAGGTGGGTGCCGCAACGCTGGAACCTGATGGCTGACGGCACCATTTCATGGGCGGACATCCGGGACTTTCTCAACCCGCCGCGCCCGGCCATCAACCTGCAGTTCACGCCCTTCGTCGATGATGCGGCCCCCATTGTCAACTGGTTCGTGCAGCAGCCGTCCGGTAGCCGCAACAACGCCCTGTTCTGGGCGGCCTGCCGCATCCTGGAGTCCGGCTATCCGGCGGAACGGCTCGACGACCTGCGCCATCAGGCCATCCTGTCCGGCCTCGGCGACGCCGAGATCCGCAAAACCCTCGCCTCCGCCGTCAACAGGATCATCGGCGGCGGCGCGTGACCGACCTTTTCGACGGCATCGACATGGATGACCTGCGGCCACCGGGAGGCGGTACCGCAGCCACACCGACCGGCGTACCGGCCGTCGAGGAGGCGCCGGGTGACCCCACCTCCACGCCGGAGGAACAGGAGGCGTTGCGGGCACGGCTCGCAGCGGAGAACGAAACCCGCGACCTGGAGCGGACAAAAGCCGACGAGCGGCGGCGGCGGCGCGCCCGGCGGGAGGTCGACGCCGAAGACTTCGACGTCCTGCGCGCCTCCCGGCGGCTGCGCCTGCTCGACGGCTGGGAGTTCCTGGCCGAGGACGTCGACGGCGACGAACAGGTCTGGGGGGCGCCCGGCGGCGGCATGCTGTGGGCGCCCGGGGAGCCGTTGATGCTGTTCGGCGGCAACGGCGTCTTCAAGTCGACGTTGTCGCATCTGCTGGTGTTTGCCCGGCTGGGCCTGCTCGGCCCGGACGGACGGCCGCGGGAGGATCACCGCCGGATCAGGCCGGACGACCATCCCGACGAATGGGGGGCGGTGCTGGGTATGCCGGTCCGGCCGATGGACCCGGCAGCCGCGATCGTATATCTCGCCGGGGACCGGCCCCGGCAGATCCGCCGGGCGATGCGCCGGCACCGGCGGGACTGGATGTGCGACATCCTGCGCGATCATCTGATCGTGCATGACGGGCCGCTGCCGTTCGACCTGACCACGGACAAGGATGCCCTCGCCGACCTGGCGCAGGAACGCAAAGGCTCCGACGTGTTCGTGGACAGCGTCAAGGACTACTGCCCGAAACCCAGCGACGACGAGAGTGCGAACGGCTACAACCGGGCGCGGCAGGAATGCATCGCCCGCGGCATCCAATGGGTCGAGGACCACCACAACCGCAAGATCCAGCAGGGGCAGAAGCCGACCAACGGGATCGACGATGTGTACGGGTCGCGCTGGCTGACGGCGGGGGCCGGGTCGGTGGTGTCGATGTGGGTCGACGAGGAGGGTTCCACCCTCGTGCACGTCCGGCAGGTGAAGAGCCCGGGGGAGTTCGTCCCGGAGCTTCACGTGACAGTGGACAAGGCCACCGGCACCATGGGCGCTGAGAGGCACCTGGACCCGGTGGGGTTCGTCAGGCGGGCGGGTGCGGCCGGGGTGACGGCCGCCGACTATGGCCGGTACATGGGCCTGGCGATCAAAGCGGCGCGTAATCAGCTGACCACACGGGTGCGTCAGGGAGTGTTTGAGGAGATCGACGGCGATGACAATCTCAAGCACTACAGAACCGTGTTCGGAACGCAACCGGGAGTAATCGGCACCACGCACCAAGAGGATGGCCTGCAAGAACTCTTCTAGGATATTTAAGGACATGAGATCCTCATTGGCGTGTCCCAAGATCAAGAAAAAATGCCTACAGGTGGGTGCAAGATGGATAATTTGACTCGGCTCCACCGAAAAGTTTTTTGTTCGGTGATGTGGCCCTTACCGCAAGCTGGCTGCGAAAACGGGGTTATGGCCCTTGGGACACGCGTGTCCGTCCAAGATCTGGACACGAGGGCGGACACGAGCGGACACGAGATCAACTTTGTTCGGCGTTTTCCCAGCTCAGAGGCGGACACGAGGGGGGACACGAGGGGTGACACGGCTAGGGACACGTTTTGGGCCTCTCTTAAGAAGAGGCCCAACGTGTCCGTGTCCCGTCGTGGCACGCTCCGCGGAAATGCGTCCGGAGGGGCGTGGAGCCGATTGAACAAGGTTTAAGCGCAAAAGCGACAAAATGGACTACTTTACGATGGAAAGGTTGAACACTTGACTACTTACGGACTGACGCTACAAATCGACCGGGACGACGAAGACGGCACCGCGCTGACCGCCGTAGCCGTGGTCAGCATGATCAGCATCGACCCCGCGACCGTGGCCAGCGCGCTGCGGGGCGTCGCCGAACAGCTCGACCACGGACGGGCGGAGACCCCCCTCCGTGGTCAGCGGGACGGGGTGGAGGTCGCCGGGCGGTTCGGCCCGACGATCGCCGACTGGATGCGCCGGCAGGCGGGACAGTCCGTGGCGGATGATCATGGCGCACGCTGAACGCTGGCCGGGCCGGCACCCGCTGTGCACCTGCCCGCCGGTCACCTTCGCCATGATCGACCGCGGGGAGCCGCTCCACCGTGGTCAGTACAAGGGCGGCACCATCGCCCACCCGGTCATCACCGCCGAAGACATCAAGCGGCTGGTTGCCACATTCGCCGAACGGCACGCCGACAGAGATGCCCCGTCCGGCCGCTGAGCGGTCCGCTGGCGGCCCACCGGGGTCCATGGGCACCTGGGGGGCCAAACGACCCCCCGGGAGCCGTACGCAGAGCCTCCGGCGGCAGGGCGGCGGGCTGTTCGACTCCGGCGCTGTCGGCGTAGGCATCCAGGCGGCAGATGCGCCGCTTGCATTTTACGGGACGGTACGGTAATGTACGGGGTGTAAGGCGATCCCCCACCACAGGAGGAACCATGGCGATCATGATCGGCGAACGGCCCGGCGGCGAAGCCCGCAACATCAGCATCGGCGAACTCACCCACCGCCTCGGCCTCCCCGCCAGCGACCAGTCCGCGGTCGCCGCCTGGACCGGTGAGCCGCGGGGCAGCGAATGGACCGAGTCCGAGGCCGTGCAGCTGGCCTACGCCTGGTCGGTCGACCAGGCTCGTATCGCTCGGGAGGGCTGAGCCGTGGCACGGTCCGGCTACCGCAACCTGAGCACCACCCCGGAGGCGCTCGACGCCCTCAACCAGCTGACCGTGATCATCGGCGAGCGGGTAGGCCGCCGGGTCAGTCAGTCCGAGGCGATCCGGATCGCTGCCCGGGTCGTCGTCGGTAACCGCAGCCTCATCGCCGAGGCCGTCAACGATCTTGCCGACGCCGACGCCACCTGACACATGACGTGACAACTCGCCCGTCGGGGGTTACCCTCGGCGGGCGAGTTGCATCCACCACCACAGGAGCCGTAATGTCCGAAATATGTAGAACGGCAGAGATGATCGTCGAGGCGATCCTGGAGAACCTGGAAGACCGCAGCGGCTTCGACCACTGGTGGGACGGCCTCGACGACGGCACTGCCAGCGAGATCAGGCAGAAGCTCGCCGACATCGTCGAAGCGTGGTTGCCCGTGCGGCCCGTCCTCGCGACCGGGTCGGGCCGCGTGTTCGTTGGTCCGATCGGTGCCGAACCCGCCGAGATGACCGAGGTCGGCCACTCGCGGGGTGTCGTGCTGCATGCCCGCACGGTGCCTTCGATGCGTATCGGCGCACCTCTCGCGGTGAGGCCGTGCCCGACCTGCGAGACGGCGTTGGTTGTCATCAACGGCGAAATCCAGGGCGGCGCTGTCGCCGTCATCGCCGCCGACGGCACCGGCACGATCACCGCCCACCTGCCGGACTGCGCGGCGGCGCGGCCGGGGGGCCGGTCGTGAAAGTCAACATCTGCGGCGCCGGTCACCAGGTGGAGATCGAGGTCGACCACACCGACCTCTCGTACGTCATCGAGAAGGCCAAGAGGCTCTTCGAGGAGACGAGACCGGAGCGGGAGCGGCCCGGTGTGGCGTCAGCGGGGTTCCAGACCGAACTCCGGTATCCGCGAGATCTTGAAGGGAACCGGGTCGATGGCTGAACTGTGCTGCCTCACCGAGCGGGAACGGTCATGAGTACCGCGTTCCGGTTGGCCGGCATGGCGCTCGTGCTCGTCGTCGCCGCGGTGTGGGTGCTGGTGCTGGCCGTGTACGCCGTCGGCTACGGCCTCGCCTACGCGATCGCCGGGGTGTTCCGCGGTCCGGCACTGCCGTCGATCCCGCCGGTGGCCCGGATTCCCCGGCAGCGCCGTCCGTGACCGCCGACCTGCCGCGCGGCCCCGAGGGTGTCGGCTACGCGATGTGGATCTTCCGCTACAAGCGGGGCGACGCATTCGAGGAGATCCATGCACCTCGATATGACGCTGTCGGTGAATACGGGGCCATGCGGCGCCGGGCGCGTGCGCTCGCCGACGAGACCGGTAGCGCTGTCGCCTGGTGCGACGGGGTCACATCGGCGAACACGAACAGCAACACGTCGCACCACTACCACTATGCGGGTATGTGGCTGGTCGCCTGGCCACGCAACGCGCAGCCCGGCGCCGACCGGTCATTCACCAACTGGGTTGTCGTCGAATGCCCGAATATGGAGGCCCATCGATGAGTGGTGAATTGTGGTTCGGGGTCGCCATGCTGGCCATCTGCGCCTTCGGAGCAGAAGCGGTCAGCTGGGTTGTCGGCAAGATCGTCGACCGGCCCGGCCGGCCGAAACCGAAACCACGACTGCCGCGATGACCGTGGGCGTGATCACCGACGAGGGCCGCCACCTGCTGAAATGCTGGGCGTGCGGCCCCGGCACCGAAGACCAGCCGAATGTCCGGTATGCGAAACATGTGAGCCGGGTGCTGGCCTACGAGCGGGCCGTGGAGGCCGCCGAACGGCTCGGCGTGTTCTCGATCGCCGAGGTGGTGCAGGCCATCGGCCGCGGGCCGACCGCCTACACCATGGCCCGGCACGCCGTGCACGACATGGCGCTGCACGGCCTGATTCGCTGCATGCACCGTGGCGGGCCGCAACGGCCCGGCCGGCAGGGCAGCTGCTACCGCTGGGAGCTCGTACCGTGATCTGGGCCGCTGTGCTCTTCCTGTCGGCCGCCGTGCTGCTCGCCTGGCTCGGCGGCCCGTTCGGTTGGTTCTTCGCCGTCGTCTATGGGCTGGCGGCGCTTGATCTGCTGTGGTTCGAGATTCGGTTGCGGCGGTTGCGCCGGCAGGCCGATCAGAGGATAGGGGAGGAACGATGAGGAAGATCATTCCGATGTTGCTGGTGCCGTTGCTGGCGTCGCTGATCGCCTGCGGTCCGAAGGACGTACCTGCGACAACGTCACCGGCAGACGTCGGCCCGTCTCCGTCGCCGAAGACTGCCCAGGAGGTGATTGTTCCGGCGCCGCCGAGCAGTGGACAAACACCTGCGGCCACAAAGACGCCGGGCACCGCCGTTCGGACCACCAGGCCGCCGGGATCGGTGAAGACCACGAAACCCCCGGCGCCGCCGAGGGTGGTCCGTCCGGGTGCTTTCTGTTCACCGGTCGGTGCGCACGGTGTCACCGCCGACGGTACGGCGATGATGTGCAGCACCCCGGATGGCAAACAGGCCCGCTGGCGGGCGGCGTAGTCATGAACAGGGTTGCGGTACGCATCGTGCGCCGGGGTGCGGTGTTCCTGGTCATCGGACGCCGCACCCGGGTCGAATGCGCCACCTTCGGCGAAGCGTGGGCCGTGAGCGTCGAATACTTCGCCGGGCGGTGTTGGTGATACTGCCGCCCCGGCGACATCTTCTAGGGTTTCGCTGAACGTCAGGCCGGGGCGGCAGTAGTTTGGACCGGTCGGGGCGGCAGCAGTTTGGGTATTGCCTGTCATCGGGCCCCGACCGGCAGCTTCTATGGTGCGGGCGGCAGATTCTCCAGTTCGAGATGCAGGCGTCGCGCCTCGATCCACATCGCCTTCAAGATCTCCTTGGACGCCACGCGCAGCGCGTCGACGTGCCGGTGGATCGGCTTCCACTCCGGCTGCGTCTCCGCCGTGTGCGTCTTGCGCCGATCATAGGTCACCCGGTACGGCGAGCAGGCGCAATCGTCGTAGTGCACGGCCAGCCAGCGGCCCTCGAAGTCGGCGGCGTGGCACGGCTGCACGAGCTGCTTCACGCACGACTCGGCGCACAGATAGGCCCGCATCTTGGCGTTGGTCGACCAGTTCGACTGAACGCCCTTCTTGCGCCGCACGGCCAGGCCGTCACCATTGACGTGTAGCCCGGAGTAGGCCCAGAGCGCGGAGACGGTCCGCGGACCGGCGGGGCGCCGACCGGTCTCGACGTCGTCATCGTCATAGATGATGATCTCCGGCCGCCAGTACGGGTCACCGACCGCGGCGAGCAGCCTGCCGGCCTGCTTCAACCCGAGTCCGCGTTGCTTCCTGACCCACGGCCCCATCGGATGGTCTCTCATCGCGCGCTCCAGGGCTTTGACCGCCGTCTCCTCCAGCGTCGACAACCCGTCGACGATCGAGGCGAAGCGCCGCGCGTCGGCGTGGTCGGGCGACATGCCGAACGTGCGCACCTCGCCGTCCTTGTCCGGCTTCCACGGCTTGCCCGCCGGCGTGAAGCCGGTCAGCGCACCGTACCGGGCGGCGTTGGCCATGCGTACCCGTTCGAGGTCGTCGAGTACGGCGGCGGCGAGCTGCACGGCGAACATATCCATGATCTTCTCTTTCTGAAGGATGGACCCCACCCGGGGCGCAGATAGTCGGGGCATCGCGTCAGCAAAGGCCCCGGGCGGGGAGTTGAACCAGCAGGGCGCACACACGTAGGGCATCGGTCGGTGGTCGGCCCTGCTGGAAATTGAGCGCCGCTCGGCGAAGCTGGCTAGGGCATCGTTCCGGCACCGGCCGAGCGGCGAGCTTTGCATGCGCAGCCCCGGGCGAGGAACGCCTGGGCATCGGGAGGGCTAAGGCCCGGGGCTGCGCAAATCTTTGGGGAGACGATATCCGGCGAAGGGCGCATGGAGTCTCGTGCTTTCTTGGGCCGAACACCGTCTCCGGACTACGGGCGGTCGAACAATGCTTTCAGCTCGGCGTCGGTGAGGTCGGAGACCTTCGCCGACTCGCCGTGCTTCACCAACACCGCCGCGATCTCCTCATACCGTACGGCCATCGCAGCGGTCGCCGCAGCCTGAGCCCGGCGGTATGCCGCCGCGGCGAACAGGTCGGCCGCGGTCGCATCGCCGAGCGCCACCCTCCGCGTGCCGGTGGAGACCGTGTCGGCCAGCCAGCGTGCACGGTCTGCGGCGAACTGGTCACGCGCCCGCGCCGTCTTCGTACTGGGCTGTCCACGGCGGCGTGGGCGGAGTGTCACGGCATCCCTGCCGCGCTGCAACTGGCTGGCGCGGGAACGTTCGGTGAGCCTGTCGCGCACCGCCAGGCGCAGGAAGCGCAGCATGTGGGCTTCGAGCACCTCGGGCGGGACGACCGCCAGCACCTTACCGGCGATGTCCGAAACCTCGGTGACACCGCCCTCGTCGATGATCTTGTCGATGTACGTGCTCAGGTCCGGCAGGCTGTCAGGCACGGGCACTCCTCTCGGGGGTTGAACGCCGGGGCGGTCCTCTGTCGGGTAGCGCTACGAGCTTGGCCCCGGCGTAGCTTTTAATGCCGGGGCGACTGTCTCAAGGTCTCCGTATCTGCTACGGCCCCGGCGGAACGAACCTTCCCCCATCTTGCCTTCAGTTGTCAAGTCATGTGACGATTCAGGTGTGACCGTTTCCGCGATCGGGGCCCCTCCTGTTCTCCACGCCGACGACTGCACCGGCACCTGCGGCCTCTGGCTGGCCGCCGGCACCCCGTCCTGCCAGCCGTACCCGTGCCAGTGCAGATCGACGAGGGAGAACGCCCCGGACTGGGCGCGCCGACAGGGCCAGGCCCGGTGCTTCTGGCAGAAACGCGGCCTGGAAGGCACCCCGGGCGGCGGCTACCGCTCCCGCTGCCCCTGCTGGGGAACGGACAGAACGGGCAAACCGGGCGACTGTTGTGCGCACCACTCCGCGAACCCGCGCTACGCCGTCGCCCCCGTCGGGGTCGCAGATCCGGACCTGCCGCCCTTCGAGATACCGACCGAACCGGCGGGCTGGCATGCACCGCACGAACGCAACGAACCGGAACCCGACGAACACGAATACGACTGGCCGGACGAGATCCGCGAACCGTATGTGCGCCGGTGGAGCAGGGAAGAGCTCACCTGCGAATGCGTGCTGGCGTACGCCAACGACAAGCGCAGCGTGGCGACACATTGCGTGTCGTGCTGCAACGATTTCGCCAATGTGCGCACCGCCGCCGTGCACCGTCGACTGTGGACACAGCCGTGCCGGGACCCGTGGAAGATCGTCGACTGCGACACCGGCCGGGCCCTGCTGTACCAGGACGGTGATGGCATCTGGCGAGACTCGTACCCGTCCGCCGCCTGACCACTGAGGTGACACATCATGTGTCAGTCTGCTAGGATGGTTGCATGAAGTTCGATATCCCGAAGCTCTTGGCTGTCCCACTCGCCGTGGCCCTGCTGCTTTCGCTGGCCGGCTGCCCCGACGATCCGAAGCTGCCGCCGAAAAAGGCGCCCGCCGCCGGGCAGCACCAGAACCCGCCGAAGATCGACCCCGGGATCAACCAGCCCGCGCCCGTCCAGGGCGACCCGTCCGCACACAACACGCAGCCCGGCAGCGTCGGACTGTTCGTGACCTGGCAGTCGGAGAACAGCACCACCCCCGTCTGTGAATGGACCCGCGCGGGCGCCGTGCAGCCCTGCGCCGACATCACCGCGGTACGCGACAGCGACTTCCCCGGCTGGCACGGCTTCTGGGAGCACGACGAGCCCGGCAAGATCGGCACCACGTACACACTGACCGCACAGGGCACCGGTGCGTTGCAGTTCATCACCTGCGAGATCGCCTGGAAGGGTCAGATTCACCCCGGCACATCGACGGGTAACCGGTGTGGCGTCAGCTACACGCTGAGCTGACAGGTACGGCGGCCCCCGGCATTCCGTCGGGGGCCGCACCCCCACTGTCCACAAGGGAGCGAGATGGTGACCATGACAGCCAGCGGTAAAGATCGGCAGAAACTCGAACCCTGCGCCGTCACCGGCAAGCAGCGACTGACGAAGATCCAGGCCAGGAAGATGCGCATGGCCATTTTGCGTAAGCGAGGCAAAACCAACGGCAGAACCAACGTCTACCGCTGCGACTGGTGCGACCACTGGCACACCGGCCGACGCTGACCACGAAGGAGCTAGATATGCAGATCCACGAATTCAAGCCTGGGCCCGAGCAGCCCGGCCGGGGCGTCCGATGCGTCGAAGGGCTGAGCCGCGACCACGGCGGCGTGTCCTGCGGCCGGCCGGAGGGTGCACCGATCCACCAGGGCATCGGCGACAGCAGGTGGACCGTGATGATCCCCGACCCGCATCCCCTGGAAAACTGCGGCCCGTTGCGGTTCAGGCTGGTCGAGGGGGAATCGTGCCCGACCTGCGGCACAGTCGTTGCCGCACCGCAGGAGATGCCCGTGCCGGAGCGCGCAACAAACCTCCTCGGTGAGCCGATGTGGCTGCACCCGTGTGGACGCGTCGCCGCTGGCGCTGGGTGCACCGGCCCGGGGTGTCATGTGTGCGGCAAGGTTGGCGGCTGGCGCGCGCTGTACACGCTGCGCGGTGACGCGTGAGCACGCGGCGCGCCGCCGCCCAGCTGGCCCTGTCCGCCGTCGGCCTCGCCATCGCCCTGTACGGTGCCGCCGTCGGCGCCGGCCCGGCCATCATCCTCGGCGCCGCGATCTTCTACCCGGCACTCGCCCTCGCCTACACCGAACCGGAACCCCAACCCGAAAAACAGCCACGATTGCACATCGTGGCCGAATCGGGGACGATACCGTCATGGCCCTCGTAACCTCCGGCGACGACATCGCCGCATCCGTCACCGCCGGCATCCGCCCCGACGTCCAGCTGGATCCGTTCGACGGCTTCGACGACACCTACCTGATGACCCCCGGCGAGGTTGCCGCCAAGATGCGGGTCGACTCGAAAACCGTGACCCGCTGGGCACAGCTCGGCAAAGTGCCGTGCATCCGCACGATCGGCGGCCATCGGCGCTTCTACGTCCGCGACCTCCGCGCCATGATCGAACAGGGCAGATGATGGGATGGTCCAACCCGGCGACCCACCGGCGCCGCAGGGAGCTTCTCCAGAGTGCGGCTGTCGGCCTCGTCTTCGGCTCCGCCGTGAAACGCTCCGCCGAACTGCTGCTCGGGTTGCCGTGGATGTGGTGGTTTCCGTTCGCCATGGCCGCCATTCTGCTCGTCGGATGGCTGCTCCCCATGCGATTCTGGCGTCCCGACCGCCCCGCGGCCCGGACAGCCACCCGCTAGCCTGACCGCACCAACCGCCCACCCACCACACAGGAGAAGACCATGCCCGACGTCCCGATCATCGGCAGCAACGGCAGCGGTAGCGCCAAATCGCCGACACAGCGGCAGTACACCGCCCAGCTGACCACAGTCACCGGCAACACCCATTTCATCCACATGAAGTTCGGCCTGCCCGTCGACGGGCACGGCCGGCCGGACCTCGCCGCCCTGAAAGACTTCGACCCGAAGCGGCAGGCCTATCAGGCGATCAGCAATGCGATCGCGAACCCGGCCGCGATCTCCGTCGAGGACATCGATGGCAACCAGGTTGTCTGGGGTCAGATCGTCACGTTCCGCTTCGTGGGTGCGGTCGACGAGTGAACGTCATCGCGCTGGCCCCGCCGAAGCCCGGGGAAACGTATACGGTGCCGATTCCGGGCACCCCCACCGAACAGCAGGCGGTCGACACCGCCGTCAACTACGGCTGGCTGATCGCCGTCGTCCTCGTCGCCGCCGTCGTCCTCGGTGCGGTCCGCTACGTGACGAAACGCATCGACTTCCGGCTGCTCGTCGGCCTGGCTGCCGTCGGCTTCGTCGCCTACCAGGTCGGGAAAGGTCACTGATGTCAATGTCGAGCGAAGACCTACGCCGTGAGGGCCTGCGTGAGGCAGTCATTTCGTGGGGGCCTGCGGTCGGCGACTTCGACAAGCACGCCAGGCAGGTCACCTTGCTGGCCCGCGTGTTCACCAACTTCCTGGCCGCCGGCACCGTGCGGGTGCAGGGGGAGGCCCGAGAGCCGGCCCAGGACGTGCCCGTGCCCGTGCCCGTGCCCGTGCCCCCGGAGGTGTCGGCACATCTCCGCGACCTGAAGAACGACTTCAACCGGGTCACCACGCAGGGCCCGGCCGTCATCGAGGCCGCCCTGCGCTGGACCGACCGGGCCCACCTGAAAAATGCGTCCGGGCCGGAGAACTGGCGGAACTGGGCCGACGACCACGACATCGCCCTCATCAACGCCGTCCTCGCCTACCGTGGCATGGAACCCCTGGAGAGGAAGCCGTCATGACGACCCTGACTACCGGCGAAACCCTGCCGGAATACGACGATCCGGCCGACAGCGCGGTCGACGTCGCCAAGCTGCACGCCTGGCTTGCGAGCGAGCGTGGCTGGTACGCCAACCCCTGGATGGGTGACCCGGCCGCCCCGAAGGCGATCGCCGACGTGCTCGCCGCGTTGCAGGCTGTCGGCAACGCCACCCTCGTCAAAAACGCGACCTACCGGGCGATGCGCCGCGACAGTGCCGACATCGAACGCCTCAACGCGTGGCTTGCCAACAACGGCAAGGCCGAGCTGCTCGTCCAGCACGACGGCGACGCCGTTGCCGCCGCCGTCACCGCACTCACCATCGGCCAACGGTGAGAACCCACAACGGCGGCTCCGGGTCCGGCGACCGGTGGATGTTCATCCTCGTCGCCATCGCCGCCCTCGTCGCCGCCCTCCTCTACGCGAAAGGCCACTGATGGACCCCGCCACCCCGTACGGCGACGACGAAAGCCTTTTCGCCACCGCCGCCGAAATGCTCAACCATCCGAAAGACCTCCTCACCACAGCCCTTGCCCGGGTGCTGAAAGCCGACACCGCGGTATTCGACCCGGCGTCCGGTGTCGACGAAGGTGAAGCCGCCATCTACCGGCTTGCCTCCGCTTATGTCCTCACCCAGATCGCCAGTGATGTTGAGATGACGGCCGAGAATGCCCGTAGCTGGTATTCCGACGAAGAGGACGACACCGACGCCGACCGGCCCAGCGACCGGACCGAGCTGCTCACCAACGGATCCCCGGCCCTGCAGCCGGTGCGCGGCATCCGGTTCGAGGTCCGCCACATCGCCCAGGACATGGGTTCCAACGCCGCCTGGGTGCCGGCACTGGGCATGTTCATCCCGAAGACCGGCTACACCGAAACCGGTGTACTGCGCGGCGACCAGGTCGGCATCAACGGGGCCTGCGACATCGTGTTGCAGGCTGCCGGCCGGGTTGTCGCCGCAACCCACGCGCACGCCATGGTGATCACCGACCAGGGGGTGACGCTGGGCCTGGACCGGCACGTCGGCGACTACCGGGAAAGCCCCGACGAGTGATCATCGACCAGGCCGTCTACAACGCGATGGTCGAGCACATGCGGCAGGCCGCACCCCACGAGGGTTGCGGCCTGCTGGCCGGCCCGCGCAAGGTCGGCAACCCGGCGGCTTCCGAAACGGTGTGCGACTGGTGGATGCCGATGGTCAACGTCGCCGAATTCCCGCGGCTGCGCTACGAAATGGACGACGCCGAACTCCTCGCCGCCTGGCAGACCCTCGACGACGCCGGCCGCCGGCCGTGGATCGTCTGCCACTCCCACCCCTGCGGCGAGGCGGTCCCGTCGGTGCATGACGTCCGTCTCGCCGTCGACCGGACGCTGCGGCACGCCGTGGTCAGCCTCGCATCCAGCACGCCGGTGGTGACGCTGTGGGAGCTCAACCCGTTCGACCCGGCCCGGCCGATGCGCAAGGAGCCGTACCACGTCCGTGACCTGGGGTTTCGTACCACCGGAACCTCAGACTTGACACATGATGTGTCATCAGGCTAGTGTTTGGTTTGTAAGGCAAGGCGGTTCGGGTCGCTGGGATAACGAAAGTGCCTCGGCTTCACAACGTTCGATGTTCACTGATGTCGATCTAAGGTGAATGATCCACCGAGTGATTCAGATCCGATCGGCGGCAAGGTGAAGCGTTCACGCAAGGCAACGGCCCGGACTGCAGCCGGACCGGTCGGATTGGCAACTCTGGTGATGCGGCATCCAGTGCCCCTCGGGGCGAGCGGTGCAAGACTGGTTCGATTCCAGTATCCGATGCGCAACGGTTGATTGAAAATTCCATGATCCACATAGACGGGCGGCGCCGCGACTGGTCTCCGGCGTCGTCTAACGCCCCTGTAGCTCAGCGGACAGAGCAACGCCCAACTGCGCGTTAGAGGCTGGTTCGAATCCAGCCGGGGGCACGGTTCCAAGCGCAACGCAAGGTATGAGCCGAGCGGCTGACACCGCCTGGCAAGAGCCCTGACGAGCGCGACGGTTGCCCGGTGTCAGCCGGGCAGCGCGGTAGCTCAATGGCAGAGCTCCCGTAAGGGGAGATGCGGGTTCGAATCCCGTCCGTGCACGCAAAGTTCAGGGAATGTGGCGCATCCTGCCCGCGCGGCGGGGACCTGGACGAGAGAGAACGCGCTGCAGGAGGCATGAGGTCACACCGGTGCGGCCGACGGGCTGCGGGCATGTGGGGACCGAAGGCGGCCCGACGGGGTACGGCTACCAGGTTCAAATCCTGGCATGTCACTGGGGGCCCGTACCGGCGACCCGAACCGCGACCACTGACATTTCCGGTGCAGCGCTCAACCCCCGAATGTCCACGGGGCCGACCGGGGGGAGGGGGCATCATGCGCAAGAACCGCGACTGGCAGTGGGACTGATCCCCCGGCCGTGATACGGGGTGCCGCTGGGATGGGAGTCCCCACAGTCCGCTGGACCGATGAACATCGGCTGCCGGACCGGCATCCACCTTGGGTCTGTAGAACCTCAGACTTGACACATGATGTGTCATCAGGCTAGTGTTTCTCTCGTAAGGCAAGGCGTTCCCGCAAGGCAACGGCCCGGACTGCAGCCGGACCGGTCGGATTGGCAACTAACGCCCCCGCGCACTGGTGTGCGACGCGAGCCCGTCAGGGCCGCGCCAGTACGGTTCGAATCCGGACGGTGGCACGGTTCCAGGAACCCGAGTCGCGGGCACTGACCCTATACGCGCCGTCCTTCCGGCCGCCCGGAAGGATTCCTAGCCAGCGTTGTCCCGGCTGGCGCGCACACGGGGCATCTGGGTCTGTAGCTCATCTGGTAGAGCGCCGCCTCGGCAGGGCGGAGGTATCCGGTTCGACTCCGGGCAGATCCACAGCGCCTGTCACTGCGTGTCGGCCCGGCCGGACGGCTCCCGCGTTTCGCGGCATGGGAAGGGGCGACGGCCCCGAGTGGTGGCAGGTGTCTGCCGAGGTAGCTCAGGTGGCAGAGCAGCGCAGACCTTCGTGATGACGCGATGCGTAAGCAGGACGGGCAGCGAAGTTAGGCGTAGGTCGCGGGTTCAACTCCCGCCCTCGGCACCAACGAAACGGCCCCCCGCGTTGCAGCGGGGGGCCGTCGCTGCAATCGGGCTTGGCGGTGCGGCCTCCCGAATTGACATATCATGTGTCAGTTGCTATGCTCAGGGTGTCAGTTGAGAGCGAACGAGAGGGGCCCGAAATGACCCAGTGGATTGCCACCCCGGAGCAGATCGTCGAACTGAACCACGGCAAGGGCGCGAACGTCGTCACCGGTTCGGTGCGGATCGCGTTCACCGGCGCAGGCCGGGCGTACGTCGCCACCCGGGCGCACAACAACGACGACGCCCCCGCGGTCGTCGTCCGCGGCAAAAGCTACCTGGTCACCCTGCACTTCGTGCGGCAGGCCGACGGCACCTGGACCGAGCACAAGCACAACAGCTCTTACAATGTGAGCCCCCGCGGCTCGTACGACCCCTTCAAGGCCGCCGCGCCGACCATCCGGGCCGCGATCGTCGCCGCCCTGCTGAACGCGTTGACCGAGGCTGACAGCGGCGACGTCGAGCGCAGCGCCGACCACGCGCAGGCCGCCCAGCAGCTGGTCGCCCTGGAGCCGCGGCGCGTCGAACTGGCTGCCAAGCTGGCCGCGCTGGACGCCGAGATCGCCCACCACCAGGCCATCCTGGCCGCGACCGCACCGGAGGCGAGCCATGCGGGTTGATCCGGAGATCCGTCGCTTCCTGGAGTCTCTGCCCACCATCGCGGCCGGGCAGGGCGCCGACCTGAAGATCGAGACCACGCTGTGCCGGGTCTGGCTGAGCCGGGCCACCAACGCCGACCAACGCGGCCTCACCGGACGGATCGAGATCGAAATCCAGCTGTACGACGAGACCAGCCAGCCCGGCGACGAACATCGGCCCATCGCCTGGGAGGAACGCTCCACCCGCCTGGCCCGGCAGTTCGCCACCGAGGCGCTACGGGTCGCCGGATACGCCGGCACCGTCAAGATCTGACCACGGAACGACAAAAGCCCCCGGCATGGCGCCGGGGGCTTCGCTGTGTCCGCTCAGCGCTTCGCAGCGCCCCGCTCGTGCGCCCGCATCAGCACCGCATACTGCGCCGGGCTGAGCCGCGAATCGGCCTCCACCAGCGCCCACGAGTCGTCGCCGGGCGGGTCGCCGTCAGCGACCCCGAACGCCTGCGCATCCGACGCCTGCGGCCGGGCCGGCCACGACCGGCCCCGGAAGTCGGCGGCCACCTGCGCGGCCGTCATCCCGCCAGCGGCAAGCCTGTCCAGGAGTGCCTTCACCGTCGCCATGTCATCGGCCCTTCTTGATCAGCTGCGGGTCGCGGCCGGTCACACTGTTGTCGTACATCGACCAGTCGGAGAAACTGCCTTTGATCTTGTCGAACACGCCGCGGTTGATCGTCTCACCGCTGGAGGTGCGCTGCGCCCGGATGATCGCCGGGGGCACATACCGGCCACCCGGGCCCTTGCCGGCCAGATGTTGATCCGCACCACGACGGTACCGCGACATTGCCCGCTCGACCGAAACCTCGACGGGGATGTCGACGAACACGCCGCGAACCTCCTTGTAACCGGACGCCTTCAACGCCGCAATCCGCTTCGTCACCGACGATTCCGACGACATGGTGATGTCCCACATCATGTTCTTACCCTCGCGCAGCGCCCGGTCAGCCATCAGCGACGTGATCCGGGAAGACTCCTCATGCACCAGGGCGGCCCGCTCCATCGGCGACAGGTCCGGGTGGCCGGGCACGTCGGGGATCAGGCCTTTCGCCGCCATGACCTCCTTCACGTCGTCCGGGTTCAACGTCAGATATTCACTCGGGTCGATTCCCGCGTGTTTGGTGAGTACGGTGGTCTTCCCGGCGCCGCCGAGGCCACCGGCAACGACGGCCCGCCGGTCGTTGGGGACATGCGCGGCCTTCGCATACAACTCGTCGGCGATCTGCCGGTGGATCCTGTCCCGTTCCGGCTTCCACGCCCCCGACGGTGTCGTGTGGGTGTGCTCGGTCGCCAGGGTTTTGCGGGCGTTGCCGATGACTTCCCCGACCCGGGCGGTGCGCGCCTCGAACTCGGTATCGGACATCGGCCCGTGAGCGGTCGCGAGCGGCTTCACGCCATACCAGGACAGGCCGGCCAGCAGTTCCTTGCCGCCCAGGTCCGCCCAGTCGGCCGGCGTTGTCGTCTTGCTCGCCGCCAGCTTGCGCGCTGTCTGCAGCTGCGCCGCCGTGAACCCGTGGCCCTGCAGTCCCTCGATCTTCGCGACCGCGGCCTTCGCCAGGTTCTCCCGCGCCCGGTCGTCGGCGAACCCGTAGCCCTGCCGCGCCCACGCGTAGCCGCCGCCCTCACCGGACGCGTTGAGCTTGATGCCCTTGACGCCGTTGCCGCGGTAGACGTCCTCCATACGGGCATTCCAGCGTTTCGCGAAGCCGCCGCCGCGGACACTCTTGTCCAGCTGGAAATCAGCGTGATACACCGACGGGCCGCCCTCATCGTGCAGCGCCCACGTCCGGTGCGCATGCCCGACCTTTTCACCCTTCGCATTGACGATCTTGTAGTTGACCCGGGCCTTCCCGGGTTCGCCCTTCACGGTGCCGCCCCACGCCGACTCGGTGTCCCCGGTCTGGACGTCGTCAACGACGGCGCGCAGGCCGGTCTTCTCGTCGTGGTATTCGGTGGTCCGCTTCAGGTAGTCGTGCAGAGCCTTCTGATCCCCGGCCTCGATGGCCTTGCGGCCCGCCTGCGCCCGGGTGTGCGGGTCGGCCTGCGCCGCCATCCGCTCCGCCCATGGCACCTTCTCCGGCCCGGCCGCCTTGGCCGCACCATGGCCGGGGGCGTGCGGCTTGTGGCCGGCCGGATGCGTGGGGGCGTGCGCGGCGGCGTGGCTGACCTTGGCCGGGACGTGGCCGGGTTTGCGGTCCGGGCCCGACGGCACATGCTCGGTCCGGGCGGTGTGCGTCTGCGCGGCGTGCCGGCCCGCCTTGTTCTTCCGGCTCGGCAGAATCGACTCTCCGGCGTGCACGGCATGGGCGGCGGCCTTCGCGGCATGGGAGGCCGTGTGGGCGAACTGGCCCTGCCCGTCGCGGTGATGCTTGCGCTCAACCCAGTGTTCCGCCCGCAGACTCATGGCGACAGTGTGACAGCAGCCCGGAAGATCGGCTAGCACGGTTGTTCGAGCGGCGGCTATCCTGACCACGCGGGCCGGCGTGACGCCGGGGCCGGCAGCCGGGACGGCGACGCACGACAGGGCACCACGGCACGGGAAAGGCGGCCCGCGATGGGCGACCAGCAGGCGATCGAAGGCGAGATCATCCCGCCGGAGGCGAAGAAGAAGCACTGGAACAGCGATGGCAACGGCCGCAACGCCTACGTCGACGGCGACGTCGTCGATGCCGTCATTGCTGACCGTGTCTCCGGTATGACACTCCGCCAGGTCGGCGAAAAGTGGGGCATCTCCCACCAGACCGTGCACAACTGGTGCGGCGGGGATCTGAAGAACCGCAAAAGTGCCGACGTCGCCGAGAAGCGCGCCCACGCCGCGCAGCAGCTCGCCGTCGCCCGCGGCGAAGCGTGGAAGATCTATCGGGCCGCCAAAGACCGGGGCCTGACGAAGGTCATGGACAACGCCCTGATCCGCATCGAGTCGATCACAATGGCGATGGCGAAGCTGGAAGGTGCGATCGCACCCGTCCGCGTCGACCTGACGGTGACCGAGCTGACCGCCGCGGAGCAGGAGCTCCAGGAGATGCTCAACGAGGCTGCCGCGAAGGCCGCCGCCGAAGAGCAGGCCGTCATCGACGCCGCCAACGCGGACCCGGACCTGTGATGGGCGACCGCATCCGGCTCGAAGTCGAAGGCCCCACCCGGATGGAGATCATCGACGATGCCATGCGGGCGGCCGGGTCGCTCAACGACTTCATGTACCAGGTCATCGCCGAACTCATCGCCAAACTCGATGCCCGGCTCGGCGAACAGCTGCTGGCCCTGCCGCCCGGCACCCTGCTCTGCGTCCACACCGCCCAGACGTTCACACCCGACGACCTCTACGGCAGCCTCACCGCGCGCCAGGACATGCATGCCATCGCCACCCTGGACGCCTGCACGGTGGAGGGCCGCCGGGAGGTCTACACGTCGCCGTGGCTGTGCCGTGGCTGCGGCCGGCGCGCAGCCCGGGTGGAAGGCAAAGCCTGCGAAACCTGCCTGAACCGGTTCCGGCGCGAGCTCATCGCCACCCGGCCGCTACTCCAGCCGCCGAGCGACCCGGCATGACGACCACCGCGATGCCGCCCGGCACCGCGGCCCCCGGCACGGCCGGCACCGGCCAGCGTGCAGACGAAGCCTGGCGGAAATTCCTTGACGCGCACGGCGAACTCGCTTGGTCCGACGACCCGTACAACCCCGGCACCACCTCATCCAACTTCAGCCTCGACAGCTACCTCGCCGGCTTCGACAAACGCCTCCTCGACACCAACGAAGGCCGCCGGCTCCTCACCAGAAACGACCCCATGCTGTTTGCGCTCATCTATATGCGCAAACACCTCAGAAACGTCGAAGGGGAAATATCCTTCGCGGATGCCCACTTTCTGTGGGTGCGTGCGGCCCGGCGCTGGATCGGCCCCGCCCGTGGTCAGCGTGAAGACCGGCGCGCGTTCGTCGCCCCCCGGTCATGCGGCAAATCGACCTGGTTCTTCCTCATTCTCCCGATGTGGGCCGGTGCGCACAGGCATGCGAAGTTTGCGGCAGCGTTCGCCGACTCGGGCGCACAGGCGGAAATGCACCTGGCGACGTTCAAGGCCGAGCAGGCCGACAACGTCATGTTGCGCACCGATTTCGCCGACTTCTGCGCCCCGGCCCGCCGGCACACCGGCCGGACCGTCGCCGACAACCAGAACATGCTCCACACCCGCTCAGGCTTCACCTTCGTAGCGAAGGGCATCGATTCGACAAGCCTGGGCATGAAGATGGGCGCCGACCGGCCAGACCTGCTGATCTTCGACGACATCGAGCCGCCCGAGTCGACATACAGCCCGTTCCAGCGTGATAAGCGCCTGGCCACCGTCCAGAATGCGATCCTGCCGCTGAACGAGCTCGCCCGGGTCGCGATCGTCGGCACCGTCACCATGCCGGGGTCGATCATCCATGAGCTGGTCCGGCATTCGAAGGGTGAGGATGTCGAGGAATGGGTCGACGACGAGAAGATCCGCACCTACCACACCCGCGCGATCGTGGTCCGGCCCGACGGCACGGAGCGCAGCGTCTGGCCACGGAAGTGGACCTGGGACTACCTGAACAGCATCCGGCGGACCCGGTCATACAAGCTCAACTACGACAATGACCCGAAAGGCCGTCAAGGCGACTATTGGAACGCCGAAGACATTCACTACGGAACGCCGCCGAACATCACAAAGTGGTTCCTGTTCGTCGACCCGCCGGTGACCCAGAAGACGAAAAGCGACTTTTGCGGTGTTTCCCTGGTCGGTTGGGCGCCCGGGGTGGCGAAGACCGCGGTGACCCGGGAGGAGCTCGCCACCTACGGCCGGGAGAAGCTCCTGGAGCGGCTGACCGCGCGGGAGGCGGAGGAGGCCGCCAACGGAAAGGTGACCCGGCTGTCCCGGGTGTGCATCGTCGACGCCTGGCAGGTGCGGTTGACCGGCGCGCCGCTCAAGAAGTTCCTGCTGGGGAAGCTGAACGAGTATCCGCAGGTCAAGACCGTGGTGGTGGAAAACAACCAGGGGGGCGATTTGTGGCTGGAAATCCTGAATGACCTTCCTGTCCGTTTGGTCACGTATGGCTCATATGAGGCGAAGGACATTCGCTTTGCACGTGCGCTCGACCTCTGCCAGAAGAACCGGGTGACCTTCGCCAAGGTCATTCCACCCCTCGAAGACCAGCTGACCGGGTTCCCGAAGCTCGCGTTCGACGACCTCATGGACTCGGCGTGCGCCGGCATGCTGCGGCTGCTCACGGTCAAGCACGCCCAGAAGGACGGGACGATCACCCCGCGGTGACCCGTCGCCAGCGCATCACGTGCGCGGCCGACGCCGCGCGGGACGCTCATTCACCCCCGCCCCGGCGCTCGGTCGTACCCCTACGCCAGCGTGTCAGGCTATGAAGTACCGGAGGCCAAAGGACGGGCAACAGGTGATTGACGTCGTGATCCCCGCGCATCCGGCCCGGGAGGCCAGCGGGATGCTTGCGCGAGCCGTGGCCAGCGTCGAACGGCAGAGCATTCCGGCCCGCGCCGTCGTCCAGCTCGACACCGTGCGCGCCGGGTCGGCGGCCACCCGTACCCGCGGCCTGGCCCGCGTGACGACCCCCTGGGTGGCGTTCCTCGACTCTGACGACGAGCTGCTACCACACCATCTGGAGCGTCTCCTGGAACACGCTGAGGCGACCGGGGCCGACCTGGTCTATCCGTGGTTCCATGCCGACGGCTTCACCGACCCGTGGCCGAAGTTGTTCGGACGGGTGTTCGATCAGGGGGAGCTGCGCCGCGGGAATTTCATCCCGACCACCGTGCTGGCGCGCACCGAACTCGTTCGGCTGGCCGGAGGGTTCATCGCCGACCTGGACATCGCACCCCCGGCGCAGTGCGACGAATGGGGGCTGTGGTTGCGGATGCTGGACCTCAAGCCGGCAGGCGCCCGGATCGCGCACCTGCCGGAACGTACCTGGGTGTGGCATGTGCATGGAAAAAATTCGTCAGGGAGCCCCCACCTGGGAGACGCTAGGCATTCTGGTAGGATTTAAGGAAACACATCCAGGAGGCTCCATGGCGCCCATTCCTCGTGATCCATCCGAACGTTTCTGGCTGAAGGTGGAGAGGTCTTCGGGGTGCTGGCTTTGGACCGGTGCGCAGCGTCCGGATGGATATGGGGTTTTCCAGCGGGGGCGTGGTCTTGGGACGATCAGAGCCCATCGCTGGAGCTATATCGAGACTTATGGTGAGATTGGCGATCTTGACGTATTGCATCGCTGCGATAATCCGCCGTGCGTTCGGCCCGAGCACCTCTTTCTTGGGACGGTTCCCGACAACACTGCCGATATGATCAGGAAGGGCCGGGCCTGGTGGCAGACTCGCACTTCTTGCCATGCTGGACACGCCTACAATGAGGCAAATGTCTATGTGACGGCTCAGGGTGGGCGGGAATGTCGACCATGTCGCCGCCTACGACGACGTGTAATCAAGGATCGTAGGGGTTTCTGGCAATAGCTCTTCCGGGTCCCCGCTGCTCGGAGGCGCCGCTATCCGTCGATCAAGGTAGCCGGCACCCGGAAACGCAAGCGCTGACTTGACATATGGTGTGTCAACTCGGTACGCTGGTCAGCGTACCGAGTTGAATTTTCACACCCGGAGGCGCCATGCCCGAGCAGCCCGCACCCGTCCCCAACGACTCCACCCCGATCGTCGACCTCGTCATCGCCGACCTGATCGCCCGCAAGGCGCTCGGCACCGAACGCTACGGCGTGGCCCTCCAGTCGTTCAACGGCCGCGACGCCCACCGGGACGGCTACGAAGAGGCGGCCGACCTGCTCATCTACCTGCGGCAGGCCCGCGCCGAACGGGAGACGCTGCAACCCCTGCTCGACGAACTGGTACGCGCCGCGCAGACCGTGGTCAGCCTTGTCGACGACATGCCCCGGCTGGCCGTGATGGAGCAGACGGTCGACCTGGCCGAGGTGCTCATAGAGGCCGGCGGCCGGCTCCGCGGCGCCCTCGGCCGGTACACCTGGGCGTACAGCCGGACCGGCCTGTCGCCGCTCCCGGACGCCAACGAGAGCTACATCCACCGGGCCGCCCGATGACTGGCATCACCGCGGAGACGATCGCCGACACGCTCAGCCCGGCCGGCCACCGGCTGACCACACAGGTGCTGCGCTTCCCCCGCGACATCGCCGACGAGGTGTTGACGCACCGGGTGGCGCGCAACGCCCGGTCGAGCAGGGCCACCCCGGTCAACTTCATGATCGACGAGGTGTTGCGGGACCCGTACATCCCGGTGAAGTGGCAGCGCGCGCAGAAGGGCATGCAGGGCGGCGACGACCTCAGCCCGGACGACACCCGCGAGGCGGTTGCGCTCTGGCTCGACGCCCGGGACGAGGCAGTCATCCGTGCCCGGCGACTGCTCGACCTCGGCCTGCACAAGACGGTCCCGAATCGCCTCCTGGAGTCGTTCAGCTACCAGACGATGATCTTTTCGGCGACCGATGCCGGCTGGCAGAATTTCTTCGAGCAGCGCTGCTCCGGCCAGGCGGATCCGCCGATGGAGGTGCTCGCCAACGCGATGCGGGACGCCTACCGGTCCTCGACGCCGCACGAGTGCGGCCCCGGCGGCTGGCATCTGCCGTTCATCGACGCCACCGAACGGGCGCTCAACGACACCCGCATCCTTGCCCACGTGTCGGCGGCCCGGTGCGCCCGGGTGTCCAACACGACGTTCGGCGGCGGGCAGAGCATCGACGCCGACCTGGTTCTGTACGCCAAGCTGCGCACCGCCTCACCGCCGCACTGGTCGCCGTTGGAGCATCCGGCGGTCGCCGCCGGGGTGTTGGAGCGGCCCAACGGCTGCTTCACCGGCTGGCATCAGTTGCGACACCTGCCGGCCTGGCACTGATACGCTGCAGGTCAGGATCGGCGACCCCGAAGGCCTGCCGGCCGACGAGGTCAGGAACCCGGTAGCCCCCCAGGGCCGCCGGGTTCCGCCGTCTTCGAACATGCGTGCTGTACGCGGTGATCGTTGGGCGGTAGCCTGAGTCCCGACCGTAGCTAGCGCAACGGTCAGCCGTAGGTCAAGAGTTTCGGCGAGGGAGTTCCGGTGTCCGTGTCAACACGCCCACCGCGGGCGAAAGCTGCCGGCCCCGGCGTGCCCGGCGCCAAACCGTACGCGCCCGGCACGCCGTTCGCCACCGACCGCTTCATCCAGCGCCTCGCCAACCCGGGCAACGCCGAACGCGACGCCCAGTCCCGGGCCGACATCATCGCCGGCCTGAAACTGCTCAAGCACCAGCGCGTCCGGGCCGACACCGCTGATGACATGTATCATGGCGACGTCGGCATGGTGTATGCGTCGATGCAGGTCAAGAAGCTTCTGGCGAAGCAGGGCGTCACCGACCACGAGATCGACGACTTCAACTACGCAAAGATCCCTGTCGATGTCATCTCGAACCGTCTCAAGGTCGCCGCGATCAAGGTCGCGCCGAAGGTCGCCGACGGCGACGACGAAGAGGACGAGGGCGAGGAGAACGGCACCGCCGACCCCGACGAAGACGAGAACGGCGGGGAAGGCGACGCCGAGGCCGGCACCACGGCAAAAACCGGTGTCGACGACAAGACGCTGCGGCGGGCGGAACGCGCGATCAAGCGGCTCGACCGGCACAACAGGATGGACGTCTACCGCAAAGACCTCATGAAAAAGGTGAGCCTGCACGGCGATGCCTTCATGTTCGTGTGGCCGGTCACCAGCGGCAAGCGGGTCGTCTCCGTCGACATGCGGGTCAACTCCGCGCACAATGTCGCTTTCGCCTACGACCCCGAGGATCCGCTCCGGGTCGATTTCGTGATCAAATCCTGGGATGCGTCGCTTGGTCACAGCAGCGACGACGCCTACGTTGCCGACGGTCACGGCACCGCGCTCGGCAGCGGCAACGCCGCCCGCAAAAAGGTCTTCCGGGCCAACCTGTACTACCCGGGTCCGATGCAGATCGGCCCCGACGGCGACGTGGTCCAGGGCATGGGCCGCATCGAACGGTGGGTCACCGAACCCGGGCTGACACCGCAGAACGCGGCCTCCTGGGTGCGGGTCCACCAGGCCGAGGACATCGACGCCGAAGACCTCGACGCGGTCGCCGCCGACGAATTCGGCGACGAGGAAACCCCGCTCCACCAGGACGACATTCCGTCCCCATTCGGGCTGACCTGGTTCCATTTCCGCAACGACGTCCCCGGCGGCCGGCCGGAGCACGCCTCCGCCTATGGCCCCCAGAAGTTGATCAACAAGCTGATCTGGATGTACGCCGGGGTCATCGAATATCAGGGCTTCCCGCAGCGGTACCTCATGGTCGATCCGAAGATCGACGACCCGCTGCTCAACGTCGTGGACCCCGACCACCCCGACGACGAGGAAGACGACCCGGAGAACGAGACCGGGCACTCCGGGCTGCGTTCCGACCCCAACCAGCTGTGGCGGCTGTTCGGCAAGGCCACCGGTCAGTACTCCGCCGCCGACCCCGACACGCTGCTGAAGCCCCTGGACCGGTTCATCACGTCGATGAGCGAACTCACCAGCCTGCCCCGGTACGCGTTCACGAAGGCCAGCGCCGACCTGCCCAGCGGGGAGGCGATCCGCGGCCTCAACGGTGAACTCCTGGCAGTCATCGAGGACCGGCAGGCCCGCTACGACCCGGAGCTTGAAGACGCCTACGAGCTGGCGTTGCGGATGCTCAACATCGAAGGGGTCAGCGTCGACGTCCGGTGGGCGCCCGCGGCCCCGGTCAACGACGCTGCCGGCCTCGCCGTCCTCAAGGCCAAAGGTGAGCTGGGCGTACCGGACGAGGTGTTGCTCAACGAGGCCGGCTACCCGGATGAGCAGATCGACGAATGGCTGCAAAGCCGGGAGGGTGGTTCGGTGCAGAGCCGTCTCACCGACCTGGCCACGCTCGGCACCGCCGTGCAGGCGCTCGCCGCGGGTGTCACCGCCGGGGTCGTCGACGAGGGCGGGGCGAAGGCCCTGGTCGCCCGGATGATCCGGCTCATCGCCGAGGGTACCGCGGATCCGAAGCCTGGTAAGGATTCGCTGCCGGCACCGACGTTCCGTGCCCCGCCGCCGGTCAACCCGGCCATGGCGGCAGTCCAGGCGGGCAAGGTGGATCCGTTGAAACAGGCGCAGGTGGAGGCGACGAAGGCGACCGCGGCAGCGTCGCGTGCCGGGGCCGCGATGCTGCAGAGCAACGGCGGCCCACTGGCCGCCGGCCAGAACCAGCCGGGACGCCCCGGGCAGCCCGGACAGCCCGGACAGCCGGGTCGGCCGGGACAGCCCGGTAGGCGTCCCGTGAAGCCCCCCGCCACCGGCGCCCCGGCGGTCAAGGCGGTACGGCCGGCAAAGGCGCAGCCGTCGGGGCGCACCAATGGCTAAACGGAAACTCGCCTTCAAGGAGTGGCAGCATCCCCGGGATGTCCGGGGGCGCTTCACCCGCGGCCACGGCTCCGGCGACTGGGCGGCACGTGCCGCGAAAGCCTTCGAGGCCGCCGCCGCCGACACCCGGCCGCCGGCCAAGCTGCGCGGCCCGCGGATCAGCCGCAACGCGAAGGCCGCCGCCATCCTGGAGCAGCACGTGCCCGGGGCGGGCGGCAACCTGTCAAAGAAGTACACGCCGCCACCGCTGCCGAAGCCGAAGGTGGAGCCGAAGCTGAAGCTGAAGGCAGAGCTCCCATCCGACACCCGCCGCAAGACCATCGAAGACATCGGCTTCGGTGATCAGGTGCAGCACGATGGCGTCTGGCGCAGGGTCCAGGGCACCGGATTCGGTGGCGGCACCGACTACGTGATCGTTCGCGACGATGCCGGCAAACAGGTCAAGATACCGATCGACGGATATGCGCTCACCCGACCCGACCGACCCGACTTCCATGAACCGCTCCGGCCGGCCCAGGCGAAGCGTATGGCGCAGTTCCGCGCCGACGCCGCGAAGCCGCCGCCGCTGCGCATCGTCACCAACCGGGAAGAGAACCGCCGCGCCTACGCACAGGATGTGCAGGCGAAGGACACCGCCCTGAAAGAGGCGCAGCGCAAGGCCCGCGCCCGCGCCAACCGGAAATACCCGGCCAAAGAGGGCTACAGCAAGCGGACCCGTGACAATTATGTCGATGAGGAGACCTGGCCGCAGCAGTCAGCCGCCGAATATGCCCGGGGCATCCTCGACGCGTTCGACAAGCCGGGCGACCCGGGCACGGAAACCTACCTGGACAAGTCCAGCTACCGGATGCCGGTCCTGGACGGCACCTTGAACCGTGACCGGCCCCTCGCCGTGTACGGCGACCTGCTGCGCATCGAGGACAACGACCAGGGCACCCTGAAGCATCTCGCCGACATGGAGCTGCTGCCCGCCGAAGTACACCTGATCGTGGCCAGGCACATGCAGCACGGCCGGACCCGGTACAACCGGCCGGAGTTGAGCAAGTCGACGGGGATCTGGCTCGGGTCGAAACCGGTCTCCCAGCTGGACCATCAGCAGGAGCTGGCCACGGAACGTCCGCGCGGCTGGGCGGAAGGGAAGACCTTCGACCATGTCGACGGGGTCTACAACTATGCCGGCCCGACCCTGGTGGTCGGTGTCTCGGAGTCGTCGAAGAGGCGCGGCGAGAAGCAGCCCGCCTTGCACGAGCTGGGGCATGCGCTCGATTCGGCTGTCGGGTCGCTGCTCCAGGAGGATGACCACAACCTGTCGTCGCGGGCGTCGGAAGAGCCGGCCTGGGTGAAGCTGTGGCAGGACACGCTTGACGCCGCCCCGGACATCAGCCCCTATTTCCGGCAGAAGGTGGGCGCCGGGAACGTGGAACTGTGGGCGGAGGCGTTCGGCGAATGGGCGCGCGCCCGCGCGAAAGCCCGCCAGTCGGAAACCTTCACAGGCGGGGACTACCTGAGCAATCGGGGCGAGATGGCGATGCGGTCCGCGTTCCAGATCCCGAAGGAACGTCATGACGCCGCCGCCGCACTCAACGCCTACTTCGAGGATCTCGTCAAGCGTCTGGGGATCGAGCTGTGACCGCCGTTGAACCGTACCGGGAGGGCCGGTACATCTGGGCGCCGAAGCGCGCTGAGTCCGCCGACGGTGGCACCATCGGGGTCGGCTGGGTCAAGCTGGCGCCCGGGGATGCCGGCTTCGACATGTGGAACCGTTATCTGCGGCGCGTCCAGCCGCGCGGCGCCGGGAGCCGGGCATGAGTATTGCCGTATTGACACACCATGTGTCAGTTCTGGATGATGGCGGTATGACCCGTCGCCGCACCACCCCGGCCCGTCCCGCCTGCCTCCCCGTCGGCCTGCCCGCCCCGGCCCCGCACATCGATCGGCGCTCCTGCATGTTCTGCCCCGACGTGGTGTTGCAGGCTCGACCGACGGCCAACCGTGCCGAATGGGAGTACTTCGATGTGGCGACCGGCCTGTCGTACGTCGACAACACGCCGCCGGAGCTGCGCGCCGACCCCGCGAAGTGGTGGGCCGACCTGGCGCGCGAGCGGCCCGGCACGTACAGCGTGCTGATCGCCGCCCAGGCGACCGGCCAGCACTCGTGGTGGCATCACCACATCCCCGGCGCATCGCTGCCCGGCCAGCCGGTCAACACCTCGGTGCCATACTGCTGCAGCCAGCCGATGTGGGCGTCCCCGGACGGTTGGGTGTGCCGTGACGCCGGCTACCGCTCGCAGCCGCGCCCCTACACCGAAGGTGGCCCCGATGAGCTGGAATGAGGAACTGCATCAGCCGAAGACGACGAAACGCCGCACCCCGCGGGGCACTTCGGTGGAACCATGGATGAGCAAGGTCAACAGCCAGATGGAGCAGAGGGGTTCCCGCCGTGGCTCGTCATAAGAGGATCTTCCGCGAGTGGCAGCACCCCCGCGACAACGCCGGCAAATTCTCCCGCAAGGGTGGCGAGGCCTGGGTGAAGCGGGCCGCCGAGGCCTTCAAGTCGGCGACACCCAGCCTGAAAGAGGGTTCCGCACCGCCCGCCAGTGCGCCCGGCCGGCCCCGGATCGGCCAGGGGGCGAAGGCCGCGAAGCTGTTTGCCGCACACCAGCCCGGCGTCGACACCGGCCTGTCGAAGCCGTACACGCCAAAGAAGGCCGCCCCGAAAGCGAAGCGGCCCAGCACGTTCGAGCTGGGCCCGAAGTCGAAGTCGTCGAGCGAGTACGGCGTCAAGCCGAAGGTGCCGGCCGCGAAGACCGGCACCGACCACGGCAAACTCTCCGATGCCCAGCTTGAACACGGCCTCGTCATGCACGGCAACACGTCGCCGAAAGGCAAAGCCATCCAGGCCGAGGTCGACCGGCGCAAGCTGGCAGCCGCCCGCGCCTCCGAGGCTGCCGCGCCGAAGCGTGAATCCGGGCTCGCCGCCCTGGCCGCCGGTGCGCACGCCCGTGCGGCAGAGGATGCGGCGAAAGGCCCGGGGACGAAGCTCGGCACCAGCGGGCATCTGCTGACCCCGCAGGAACGGGAGGCCAAACTCCGTGCCGCGCGGGCAAGCGAAGCCTCCTCCGTGGTCAGCGGTCGCGAATCCGGTCTGGCGCATCTCAGCCCCGAAGGCCGCGCGAAGCTTGATGCGCAGATGCAGACGAAGCTGAACGAGGGGCGCAACAGCGGTGCCGGCAACCTGGGCGCCGACATTCTCGGCCCGGCCGACGGCGGCGCCGGTGACGTCATGCGGCAGATCCGCGCCCGGCCCACACACGAGGTGCCGCCGACGGTTGGTGAGAACTCCTACGCCGGCATGAAGCGGCACACCCTGGTGTCGCTGGCCGGACTCGCCGGCATCAAGGCGACCGGCAAGTCCAACGGCGATCTCGCGCGCGAGCTGGCCGCGAAGGACGACCAGGTGAAGGCGTCCCGGGCGGCGAAGCTCAACCCGGGCAGGGTCGGCAAGCCCAGCGGCCCGGCGAAGCCGGCCAGGAAGGCGGCGGCGCCCCGGGTTGCGAAGGCTGCGTCCAGCGCACCGGCAGCCTACAAGTACCAGGGCGCCGGCACCCCGGAGCGCATCGCCCACTATCAGGCGATGGACGAGGGTGCGCTGCGCGACCTTGCGAAGAGCCGCGGCCTGATCGTCGACGGCCGCAGCAAAAACCAGCTCGTCGACGCCCTCGCCGACTCCGACGCCAGCAAGAAGCAGGTGTTGCAGGTCGGCGCCGGGGCGATCGAAAACGTCGGCCCGCGGATCAGCCCCCTGACCCGCACCGAGGTCGGCGGCTGGAAGGGCGGCCGGGGAAAAGCGTAGGCCCGCAGGGCGGGCACGCCGCACGAGTTGACACATCATCTGTCAACTCGCATACTGGTGGTGGAAGCAAAACCCCCACCACGGAGGCGAACGTGACCGCACCGAAGAAGGCCACGCCGGGTGAGGCGACGCTGGGCGTCACCGAATCCAGCCGGGGCCGCACCACCACCGTCACCCTGCCCGACGGCAGCACCGCCACCCGGACCAGTAAGACGAAGGCCTACACACATGCCGTCGTCGTCACCACCGACCACCGTGGCGAGGCGCGGGACATGCGCAAGAAGGCCGACGGGCAGGAGCGCTTCGCCGACGCCCTGCAGGCCTGGATGGACAACGGTGCCGACACGTCGAAGCTCGTCGGCCACCCGACCGCCAGCCTGTCGCTCAACGAGCAGCGGCGCGGCAAGTCGAAGACGGAGTACTACCTGCCCGGGTTCGAGCCGGTGCAGGTCGCCGTGCCGCGCTCCAGGTTCGGTGGCGGCGGCACCCGCTGGGACGACCCGAACGGCTACAGCCTGCCGAACTTCAAGGACACCGAACGCCTCGACTTCCCTTCCGGCGACGAGTTTTCGAAGCGTGTTCACGGCAAGACGGCATGGGAGGCGTACGGGCCCGCGCACGTACTCAAGGAGAAGCGCAGCCGCGTCGTGACCCTGCACAAGAAGGCCGACGAGCTTGACGCCGGACCGGCCGAGAGTCACGCCGTATGGCGCTGGTCGCAGTCGCTGCCGAACGCCGCGAAAGGCCGTGCCGAGTTCGAGCAGGTGCCGAACACCCGGCTGCAGATCATCGGGGTCGGCGGCGAGGCGAAGGAACTGCCGAAGCCCGCCAAGATGGTGCCGTCGGTGGAGGACAAGGCGGCCTCGAAGGCTACGGCGCTGGCCGCGCAGAAGGAACGGGCCGCACTGGCCGACCGCCGATGGGCGGAGAGCAAGGGCATGTGGGCGCGTGACAACCCGGACGCCACCCCGGAGCAGGTCATCGGCGGCGCCACCGACAAGGGTGTCGTGCTGCTGGCCGAGCATTACGGGGTCAAGGTGCCGCGCCTGAAGGCCGAGCGGGGCAACCTGAAGGCCGACATCACCGCGGCGATGCGCCGGGAAGGTGCGCCGGAGGCGCCAAAGGCCGAGGCACCGAAGGTCGGCGCCCCGAACGGTATCCGGCCGACCGACGGCCGCCCCGACGTGTCCGCGATCACCAAAATGCAGGGACGTAACCGCGAATACGACATCGGTCACAGCCGTGGCCGCACCACCACGGCGGCGCCCGACATCGTGCGCGCCGGAAACGGCGTCATGGACGGCCAGCCCGCCTCCGCCGAGATCATGAACCCGGTCGACGGGACCGGCGGCTACCGGTACCGGATCTACAACGACCAGACCGGCGCCACCCTGGAGGAAGGCGCCAGCCGGGATCTCGCCGAGGTTAAGGCCAAGGTCGACCGGATGTACTCCAGCCAGCGCGGCGGCGGCATGGCCCGCACCGCGGGCAACGGGGTGCACTACGAGGCCCGCTCCGTCGAGCGCAAGAAGGACCCGAGTCGGGGCGACTTCGGCAAAGGCCCCTTCTACGACCACACCGTGGTCGAGGTCCGCAAAGACGGCTCAGAGCACGTCAGGGTCAAGACGGGCAGCGCAAGCAAGGCAGAGGCGCAGGCCGCGGAGATAAACGCCAAGGAGGGCGTGACTCCCCCGGTGGCTGCCACCTCCGCCAGCGGCCTGCAGACCGTCGACCTCGGCAACGGACGTACCCGCATCGGCGGCGACCGGCCCGGCGACGTCTGGGTCGATAAGCAGGGCAACCCGGTCGCCAACCCGTCGCAGACCGCCATCGTGCGCGGCGACGTCAAGCTGCTGCCGCGCGTCGGCACCAACGACGCGCAGGCCGCCGCCCTGCGCCCGCGCATCGAAGGCGAAACCGACTTCGCCTACAGCATCCGGACCGCACCCAGCCGGGACGCCGCCGTGCGCATCCTCAACGGCTACAACATGGCCGGGCTGCGCGCCATCGCCCGCGACGAAAAGGTCACCGTGCCGTCCGGGGCGACGAAGCCGCAGATGGTCGACCAGCTCACCCGGTCGCTGCACGACCGGGCCGCGAACAGCAACGCCATCGACGAGATGGTGCGCGGGCCGCGCGCCGAAACGCCGGCCGCCCGGACGGTGACACCGCAGGGCGGGCCGGCCGCCGGGCCGACGCCGAAGGCGACGATGACCGGCGCCGAACTGCTCGCGCAGCGCCGGGCGACCAGCAGCGCCAACCTGGAGAAGGGCCGCGCCGTCCAGCGCGACATGAAGGTTGAGGAGTTGAAGGCCTCCAAGACTCCGACCGACAACGCCGCCAAGATCCGGGCCCTCGTCGACGGCCGGATGGGTTCCGCCGACCTGTACCGCACCGCGATGGCTGGCCCGTCCGGGCAGCGGGCCGCGGTGTTCGCCGGACACGTCCGGCACACCCCCGACCACCCGTCCGGCGAATTCAGCGTCACCGACCGCAACGGTCAGCGCGCCGGATGGGTCACCTCGACGGTGCACAACGGCAAGCAGGCCTACGCCGTGCACTCGGAGAACTACGACGGCGAAACGAAGCTGCTCGGCTGGGCCGACACCATCTCGCACGCCGCCGACGTGCTCACCAACGGCGAGGCGGCGGCCAGCACCGGCGGCACCCTCGACGCACGCCGGATCAGCGGGCGGCTGTTCGAGCCGTACCAGGGCCGCAACAAGTCCGTGGCCGAACTGGACCGGGAGGCGCTCGACCGGGAGATCCGCCAGCACCGCGAGGCGCTCGCGAACCCGAACCTGACGCCGGGCATCCGGGCGCGCCGTGAGGCGAGCCTGGCCAAGCTGGAAGCCGAGCGCAGGGGCGAGCCGCCCACCAGTCCGCAGGTGGCGAAGACCATCGACCCGGAACTGCTCGCCCGCCGCGCCGCCGCCGTCAGCGGCAACCCGAAAGCAAGCCCGGTCGACGGCCTCGACGACATGCAGCGCCAGATGCTCGCCTCGATCAAGGACGACCCGGAGCGTTACGCCGAGGTGCGCCGCCGGTTCATCGCCGGCAACGCCCCACACCCGTTCCGCCAGCAGGCCGCGAAAACCCTCGACCAGCGGCTTGCCGGACTGCCCGAGATCGCCAAGGAGCGGGCCAGGAAGCTCGACCCCGCCCGGGTGTCCGGCATCACCGCATCCAGCGTGGCCAGCAGCCATCACAACTTCGGCTCAGGCGGCAACTTCTTCACCGTGTACGCCGGGCAGTTCGGCGACGAGAAAGCGCAGCTCGGAAACATTCAGGGTGACGGTGGCATGGCCGGGGACTTCCAGATCGGCGACACCGGCAAATGGGTGAAGGTCGCCCCCCTGGGCAAGCACCAGGGCGAAGACTGGTCCTATGTCTGGATCGACCCGCAGCGCACCAAGGTTCCGGACAAGAGCCGCCGCCCCGGGCGGTAGCCGGTCAGCGCCACCACAGACTAGCGAGTTGACACATCATGTGTCAGTTCGCTAGTCTGTACTCGTTGGGTTGAACAACGAGCCGGGAGGCGGCCACCATGGCACGCAAGCTGTACAACAGATACGGGATCACCGAACTGCGCACCTGGGCCCGCGACCTGAAGATCGCCGGACGCAGCAAGATGACCGGCGACGAGCTGGTTGCGGCCTGCTTCGCGGTTGTCCGTGCGCGGGTCGTCGCCGCCGAACGCGCCGTGCTCGCCGCGGTTGCCGTCGAGCCCGGCACGCTACTACGGCACAAGGAGACCGGTACGGTCGTGCGGGTCACGAGTTGGCCGGTCCCGTACGTCCGGGACGGCGTCAACTACGAGTCGCTGGCCTTCACCGCCGAATACGTCACCATGGGCACCCGGCAGCCCGGCCAGTGCGGCAGTGTCGAGCACCTGAACCGGATGGACGCGCTGTCGGCCGCGAACGGCTACACCCTGCAGCACATGCTGTACCAGCACGAAGCGTTGGAGGCCTGAACCATGCCCTACGACTACCCCGACACCGACGAGAACGACTACGAGGAAGCGGCCTACTGGCGCGACCACCACGACGAAGACGATGACGAGACCGACGACGGCCCCGACGTCGACATCCACGACCCGGCCCACGAACGCGACGCCCCGCCCCAGGACACCGCCGACCGGTGGGATGACCCCGACACCAACGACGGCATCGTCTTCGCCGACGAACGCGAGTACGCTGGCGACTGACCAGCCCTGCGACCG